TTATTGTACACCCGTACTCCCAAATCCGCCCCTGTCCTGTCCTGATAAAGAATCCACTTCATCGAATACAAGTGCAGGCTGGTTCTCCATAATACGGAACTGACAGATTCGATCATTGATTTCTATATGGGTATCCCTTAATGCATATGCAGGCATAAACCACTGGTCATTATCCCCGCAATAGGAACAATCAATAACCCCCTGATGATTCGTCTGGATAATCCCGAAATTCTTAAAAGTACTGCTGCGGGGAACAATATGGGCTTCATACCCTGCCGGTAGTTCCATTGCTACCCCCAGGGGGATAAGCCTGAATTCCCCTGCCTTCATATCCACACTTTCCGCCGCCCGCAAATCAATCCAATCTGACTTACCGTCAATATAAGCCAATTTTTCTATTTTATCCGTAAAATATTTTATCTTGACTATATAGTTTTGTTTTGCATTTCTTACTGCAATATTTTTTTGCATCTTTATCGCTGCATTATTTTGTACCAACATTTTAAACCATCCTCTTTAATTCCTAATTTTTTAATTACTTTATTGATTTTTGTCCATATACATTCCAGCATTTTGTCATAATTTCCATATTCTTGATAATAGAATGGGGCATATTTATTGGTGGTGCTGTACTCGTATACATTAATTAACACATCACCTTCATCTAATTTTGCCATTAGTTCACACTCCAAAACTATAAATCCCTCATATTTATAAACTGGAAATCTATATGTATATACTTCACCATCTTCATTACTTAATGTTTTATTATAATGGAAACCATTGGCAATCAACCATTCCTTTGATATGTTTTGCTTTACATATTTTTTATTATCTACTTGAATCATCCCTTTCTTATTTCTTTGTCATCACATGGAATACACTGTCCATAATAATATGTTTTATCTTTTATTCTGCAATATACAGTCACTCTTGCCCTATCTTCATCGTTAATTATTGATTGAGGACATTGTTCACATTCACTCGTTATAATCATGTTTGCCATAGTACTATTTCACCTTTTTGTAAAGATTTTTGAATGTCTATTAAACGTTGGTTAGAAGAACCTCGATAAGGTAGTGAAATATCACGTTTTGATTCTATATATTGACCATCTATCAATACATCACATTTTTTGACGAGTATTTTTCGCTTAAGGATAGAAAGCCTTATTCTATCTGTCTCTCCTTCTGATGGTAATGTATCCATTATTTGTTCCCATGTATATCCACTATATATCCAAATTGACTTCTTTGGCTTTTCATAAATTTTAGACTGTTCAGTTATTTCATACCGTTCATACATTTCATTAACCAAATCTAAAACATCATATTCTTTAATGCTGTAAATATTGTCCTCAAAAAGAGGATCACCGCCACTTATGGTCAATCCTGAAATATAATCCTTATCAAGTTCTTTAAATAATTCTTCTTTAGCCGATTCATCAAATGGGATACCGCTATTAGCATTCCATGTTTGAGGATTCTGACACCCTTTGCATTTATGAGAACAGCCTGAGAGCCATAGCACGACTCTCAAACCTTCTCCATTGCATACATCTTCTTTGTCTATCTTGAGATAATTCACTCATTCACCACCTTATCAGAATTTTTGATGTTTCACTCGCATTTCTACTTCTTGCTGCTTACCAGAATTAAATGCACTTTTGTAATCGCCTGTTAAATATCCTGTAACTCTACGAAGTCTACGAATCTCATTACATCCACACATAGGACATTCATTATTGATATCATCACAATAACCACAATTTGTACACATATCATTCGGAACATTTATTGCAAAGTAGGGAATATCTTTATCCATTGCATAATCAATAATAGTTTCAAGTGCATCTAAATTGTTCTTTACACTTCCTTCAAGTTCAACATATGTTATACATCCTGCGCTACTGTAACCAGTAAGTTGTGACTCAATGTCAATCTTTTCTGTTGGAGTCATTTTAATCCATACAGGAACATGAATTGAATTTGTGAAGAATTTCCTATCAGATACATTAGGAATCACACCGTATTTTTCTTGAAACTTTTTCATAGCTGAAAAACATAAATTTTCTGCTGGTGTATAATACACTCCAAAATTCAACTTATATTGTTCTTTAAACTCAGCACATCTATCTTTGAATAGCTGTTCAATTTGTTTTGCAAGTTCCATACCTTTTTTATCTGTATGGTCACAACCTATAAGAATTTGAAGTGTCTCTGCTAACCCTAATTGACCAATTGCAAGAGTTCCATGCTTTAGAGCAGAACGAATATCTTGTCCATCATATCCTTCCATAACCTCATTTTCATACATAAATTTTGCGGAATCTGGCGACTGACTACAAATCCATTCAAATCTTTCAAGCAACATATCTTTCGCTTCATGAATCTTTTCATCCAAAAGGTTCATAAAATCTTCAATTATGTATTCTTTTTTACAATCAATATCGAAATCGTCTATCGTTTTCTTTTTTGATTCCATTGCCAATGTAGGCATAATAATTGTTACAGGACAAATATTCCCTCTACCATCTTTTAATTGTCCAAATCCGTTAATATCCCATCCATTTGCAGTACGGCAGCCCATTGTACTGAAAAATGTTTTTGGATCATTTCTATCATATCCTTCATTACCAGACCAATCCACATTTGCATAGTTAGGATATAATCTCTGTGCCGTAGATTTAAGTGCCAGTCTAAATAAATCATAATTTGGATCTCCTGGCTTCCTATTCACACCTTTCATACATTGAAAAATTCCACAAGGGAAAATGCTTGTCTTATGTAGTCTGCCAATTCCATTAATCGAAACTTCCAATAACGCTTTTGTAACCATTCTACCTTCTGGCTCTGTACAAGTACCATAATTAATCGAAGTAAATGGTAATTGGTTCCCTGATCGGCTCTGTAGAGTGTTTAAATTATGGTAGAGTCCTTCAGCTGCTTGATAGACTTCTTTTTCTGTCATATCCATTGCGTAATCATATACTTCTTGTGGAATATAAAAATCTTCTATAAAATAGTTTGACCAGTCAGAATTTTCTATTCCTACATCACAATTTTCTCTGATTTCTCTGAAATGCTCATTATATACTTTATAATCACTAGCCTTACCCATATACATAAGACCGTCTTTAAGATGTTTGTAGAAACTTTTTCTTACATATGGGATCATAGTCCAATCAAGATGAGTAGCTGATACCCCTCCAAACTGTTGTAAAGATTGCAATTGGAATATAACTGCTACCAACTGAAATGCTGTACTTACTGACTGTGCTGGTCTTACATCGGTTTGTCTTGTGTTGAATCCTTCTGACAGTAATTTATCAAATGGAATACTGAGACAATTATGCATCCCAACGGCATAACTATTTAAATCATGTATGTATATTTCATTATTTAGGTGATTATTTCTTGCCATTTCTGACATGCAATTATCTAATGCGTACTTCTTTAAAACAGTATCGCTTGCTTCTCCAACTCGCCCTCCGAAGGATTTTTCATCTACATTTGCATTTTGATTCTGAACATTATTAGCATTGAGTTTTTCAGAAATGTCTTTCATTAATTGAGTATTTTTCTCTCTGATAGCAGTTCTGTTATTTCTATATATAATATATTTTCTTGCAACATCCTTTCGATTACTCGCCATCAGTCTTTCTTCTACCTGATCCTGAATCTCCTCAACAGTCATGCTCTTATTTAAAACTTCTATAAAATTAGCGATATCCCTGGCTTTTTCTTTTGCATAAGCGGTTTCTTCACCATCTACATCAATAAAAGCCTTTAGAACAGCTATCTTGATTTTATCTTTATCAAATTTAACTTTACGTCCATCTCTTTTTTGTACTATCAATCAGTTTATTCCTCCTCATTTATGTATTTGATAAATACAGCCACTTATAAAGCCAATTAATCCTAAAACGAAATAAAAATGATTGGTTGTTAGTTCACATTGATTCACAAATGGCTGTAAGACTTCAATACAAATTTTATCTACATTAAATTGCACCAATATCCATGCTACAATTAGTCCTTCTACTAATCCACTTAACAATAATTTCTCCTTTCCTCACCCTTTGAAACAGGCATTTAAACTGATTCATGAAATTGATTTACTATGTCACTAACCATTATCTTATTTTCCGATATATCAACATGTGTATGCATATTGCCATATTTATGTAACCAATTATAAATTTGGTTTACTACTAATTTAAGTTCCATTATCTTTTGTTGTTCTTCAGCAAATATTTATCTATTTTGTTACAATGTTCCGCATTTTCCTTTTTTATATCTTCAAAGTTTTGGGCAAATATCATAATCTTCTATACTACATAACCCCATCAAATAATACGGACAGTTGTTGCGAATATTTTCGTCTTCTACATGGCACATATCGCTATCATCATATCCACCATCTTCTGAACCCCAATCATATTCTGTAACCTCCTGTATAATCATATTGTCACCTTTCTTAATCAGAATTTTAATCTTTCCATTTTTGAATGTAATTATAAAAATTAATCTTTGCAATCTTTGAATTCTTATTTTTGCAATTTAATACAACTTCCAAATCATTTAATAAATTTAGGCTCAAAATCCCCAATATACTTTTTCCATTAACTACATACCTTTCTTGAATTACATCAATATTATCATTATGAAATTTGCTACATATGGCTACAAACTCTTGTACATCTCGAATTGTACTTAATTTAATTTTCATCTTTCTTATACCTCTGTATATCTCCAAAATTCCTGTTTTATAAGTTTTTGATTAAAAGCGTCTTGTTTTTCACACTTATGTTCTTTACAATATTCATCAACAAATTTTCTAAATTTTCCATTAAATATATATTCGTTTTGTATTATATCCATATCTTTAAATCACCTTCAATTTTCTATATGATTCTGAAATATACAAAATTTCTCTCACCACATCATCAATATCTGTTCCCTCATTATTATCAACTATAAGATTCACTTCTCTTTCTAATCCCAAAAACATTCCGTAATCTCTTTCAGTACGGTTGCATATTTCATCTTTGTCTTTAAAATCAAATTTATCGACTCCACATCTGTCTATATATCTCTTTACTCTTGTACCCAGATTACTTCTTACAAGGACAGTAAAAATATTATCGTTTTGACAGTTTTGTTTCACTTGTCTAAATCCGTTTGGTGTAAGTACAACAACTTTATTTCCTTCAATATAATCTGACTTTAATGATCCATACAATCTGTCATATGTATATCTATCATATTCCGCAAAAATACCTGTGCTTATCATAGCGACAAATGAATTATTATCTGTAAAATAATAGTCTTTTCCATTTTCTTCACCAGTTCTAGGTTGTCTGGTGGTGTATGAAATAATCTTTTCAAAGCCATGATGTGTTGCCAGTTCATGCTCAATTGTGGACTTTCCTGAACCGGAAGCCCCTAGTAAAACAATAATCATATATACGCTTATTCCTCCACTTCATCAATAAAAATTAGTTCTTGACTATAGGGTAATGTTCTTGCCCAATTAATAAATGAATCAGACCATTCGGAAAGACGATGAAATCTTCTCTGCCCTTTGCTACACATTGCCAGTAAATTTTCATATGACATAGTTACTGTTCTTGTTTGTAACCAAGATTCAGGAAGCCAACGGATCAGTTCTTTCCAGTATTTTTTGTCTTTAGTTTCAAGATACTTTTGTCTAATATATTCTAAAAATTCCACAAAAACAGACTGCATTGGATATACACTACCATCTCTTTTATATTCCATAATTGAGTCATCATAATCATCAATTTCAAAACATTCAAGTGTAATAGGTGTTGTCGCCAACTTGTGCATTGTACTTGTACTATTAGCAACTGTTCCTACCTTATATGTATCAAATTCTTTCCACCAATAAAGCGGAGCTGTGATATCTACTGATACAAATATTTGACGCATAAACTTTCTATGTTCTGATCCTGCTCTTATAAGTTGTTGAGCAAGTTTCATATCATTTTTCCCTATTAAGTAGTGACATCCATTTAAATCGTCTTTTCCATCAACTGTCGCAGGATATACAGACTTACTATCCGACTTATCCCAACTATTCATTGGATTTCTCATGCCTTTTAATGCTTTTCTAAATCCCCATACTTCTGTATCTTCAAATCTCATATTTACACCTCAAACTTTCTCATATCTTCAACAAACGATGAAATAACACATTTATCTAAATTGCTCCATTTCTGCCTCAAATTTTCTGCATTCAGCAACATTATCGGAAATAATCTGTACATATATATCATCCGTTAAGTCCAATGCAAAAATACCAATAATAGATTTTGCATCTATAGTTGCTCTATCTGTCATAATATCGATATCAGATTTATATTTTTCCACTGTCTTTAAAAAATCCTTAATTCTTTCAGGATTTTTTAAATTGATTTTTATTTTTCTATTTTTCATAATTAAACTAATTCCTCTCCTAAAATTTCTTTTACTTCATAACTATCATTTAATAATCGTACTTCTACTATTCTATAAGGAAAGCCTTCACCAGTATCCCATAGCCCAATAATTTCACCATTGCAGCTATATGCATATGCAATATAATTGCCAGTTGTTGCATACTTCAAATTGAACACTTTTATTCCATAATTTCTCTCTATCACATTAATCCATGTATCTCTTTTCATTTTTCATTCCTTTAATTATACTTATGAAAACATCAATTATTTTAATAGAAAATGCAATAATAGCTTACAATATATAACAAATACTCATAACCAAAATATACATTATAATACACTTACTTAGTGCTTTAAATATCCTCATATTTGTCTACCATCAAATCCTTATTTTATCTTTCATTAGTATCATCTTTTATACAATAAAAATTATGTGCTTTATCATCAAACATGAAATAATAATTGAGTTTCCTATTACTATCAAAAAATAATGCCCCATTGGTTGTATCCGCTATTTGAAATGCATATTCACATGCCAGTATTGTTTCTTCAGATATCTCTACTGTTTTATATCTCCCATCTGAAATAGGTTGAAATTGATTTTCCTCCATAAGCACATCAATAATTTTATTTGGGAATTGTTTGTGTCCTAAACGGTTAAATACCACGCTTGACACATTTACCTTTTCATCAAAAGAATACTCATCTCCAACTTCTGCTTGTATAACACGAAAAAGCAAATCCAATTCTTCATCCGTGAAATAGTCATATATAGTCTCTGGAGGGTCTATTATATTAGAATATTCTGCAATGATATTCTTATAGGCAGTAAACCATTCCTTCTTATCTTCAATAGAATCTATTGCCTTCATTTTTTTGTTCATATCTTCTATTGTTTGAACTTTATTAGTAATATATTTTGCTGATTCTGTTACATTTTGAATAAAAGCAGGTTCACATTTTAACTCATTGCAATATGCTTTTAGTGGAATAACAAGCGTACTTAAAGAAACTATCACTGCTGATAGAAAAATTTTAATCTTTTTATTCATTTATCCTCCATTGAAATTTGAATTTTATTTGATATGTTTACGAGTTACATTTAATATTTTTACATTTAAGATGTGATCATCTGAATAAATTCGCCTTCGCTTATGATTGGTATTCCTAAATCATGGGCTTTTTTATTTTTCCCTGATGTACTTGCGACATCATTATTGATTAAGTAACTTGTCTTAGCACTAACCGATCCAGAAACTTTACCGCCATTCCTCTCAATCACATTAACCAATTCATCGCGATTCTTGTAAAACTTTAAACTTCCTGTAATTACAAAAATCTTATCTTCTAGCACTTGCTTTACATTACCATTATTAACTGACTCTCTAAAGTTGAATTCTTCGATCAATTCATAAAAATTTTGCTTATTATATATCCACCAATGAACGATTGAATTACACATTTCTTTTCCAAATCCATCGAGTCCAATAAACGGTTGATTACCCTCTAAACTCATAATTGTAATAAACTGACCAACATTACCATTAGCACATGATTTTGAAATTTCTTTACTTGCAGTTCTACCTATAAGTGGAATACACAGTCCATAAATGAATCTATCCAATGTAGTATTTCTACTTTTTTCAATACTTTCTATCAGTTTGTCTACTGACTTCTTACCAAAACCATCAAGTTTATACATTTCTTTTTTATATTCTGATAGATAATAAATATCTCTAAATGAATTTAACCATCCTAAATTAATAAATTTCTGTAGTGTCTGCTCTGATAATCCGTCAATGTTGATTGCATTTTTGCTTACGAAGTGAACAAGTTTCCCTAACAGCTTCGCTTTGCAATCAGGATTTATACAATGTAATGTTTTACTTTCATTTTCATTGTGCATTTCTACATCGCCTCCACAACAAGGACATTTATCTGGAAGTTTCCATGTATTACTCATTGTAAGATTGCTGTGAACTTTAGGAATTACCATATTTGCGCGATATACTTGAATTGTATCTCCAATACCTAATTGCAAATTTTCTATATAAGAAATATTATGTAATGTTGCTCTGGTGGTAATTGCTCCGTCTAAATCTACAGCTTCAAATACTGCTACTGGGTTTATCAAGCCAGTCTTAGAAGTATTCCATTCAATGTCATTAAGCTTTGTTTCATACAATTCGTCTTCCCATTTTAGTGCCATTCGGCAACATTCATGGTGTGAAGTCGCCCCTAAAGATTCAGATAATTTGCGGCTGTCCAACTCAAAAATCACTCCATCTGTCGGATATTGATAGAACTCTGGCTGCAAAGCATCACATACCTGATCTACTGTGCTATTCAATTTTGTAAATGGCACAATCTCAAATCCCATATTATGTACATCAATTAGTGTTTCAGATTTACTATCTTCTTTCATATCTGTCACACATTCAAACACTACGAAAGACAAATTTCTATCTTTGATGATATTTAAATCAAGGTTTCGTAATGTCCCCGCTGCTAGATTTCGTGGATGTGAAAATGGAATATCTAAATCTTTATTGATTCTTTTAAATTCATCCCACGAGATCACACATTCGCCACGCAGTTCTAAATTATTTTTATACGGAATACTCATAGGAAGGTTTTTAATAAATCTGCATTGTTCCGTTACATCTTCCCCTTCTATACCATTCCCTCTTGTAATGCCTTGTGTAAACTCGCCATTTTTGTATCTAACCACAACTGTTAATCCATCAAGTTTGTATGAACCATAGAATCTATTATTAGTAACAAACTTTTCAATTTCTTTTGTATCTTTTGTTTTATTGGCACTTAACATCGGTTTTGTATGCTTTACTTTTGTAAATCCATCCAACACAAATCCCTGTACTTTTATTGTTGGCGATCCTGATAATACACAATTTGTTTCTTTCTCTAAAGCCGATAATTCATCATATAAATCATCATATTCTTTATCTGTCATCAATGGTCTATCTAAGCCATAATAGGCATATGCTGCTTTTTGTATTTGTCCGGTTAATTCCTTTAATCTTTTTATATTATCCAAATTATAATTCCTCCAAAACTTTAATTAAAGAAAAATGATGATATGTGCACAGTTATAAAATCTGTAGTATCAAAGATTTGATTTAAAGTTGATACTGTATCTTCAACAATCGCTACCTTACTCTCATCCTTCGTTTCTTTAGCTAACTGTTTTAAAAAATGAATCTTATCCTTTTTATCACATACAAATTTAATGTTTTCTACTGGTATTCCATATTCTCTAACCACAAAATCTCTTTTATTTTTCTCTTCATATGGTGCTGATACAGAACAAGCATATACGTTATTTAGTCCTTTATCATTAATAAACTGCTTTAATTGTGGAATAGATCTAATGTTATCATATGGTTTATTCTCAATTACAAAATTTTCCCAATCTTCATCTTTACATCCATTATGTTTTAATTCGCCAAATTCAAATGGTGCCAGAACACCATCTACATCAAATACAATTTTGACATCTTCTTTCATTAAATAATCTAATACTTTACTCATACTAATCTTCTCCTTTCTTTAAAACACACATTCTATGGCAACATTTTCTTATAAAAATGATTATTTCTATATACTCTTTTCTTCAAAATTTTGAGAATGTTTATCAAATTTTCAAGTCCATCAACATTATCAAAAACAATTTCTCCAATAGGCACACCAACATCATTTTCTATTTGTTCGCCTAATTTCCCAACAGTATCTAGTTGAGAAAACATAACACTGATTTTATCAAGTTCTGAATCAACTGTTTGTGTAATCGCAATGTCCCCATTTCCTAAATGAATAGATATCATAATATAATTCCTCCCTTTTACACATCATTGTAATCCAAGACAATCGTTAAAAATACCACCAACATCATATTCGATATTATCTACCTGTACCTGTCTTAGTCTATAATTTGCATTACCATAATTTATTCTCATTGCCAATTCTTGATATTCTTTACCATTCATTTCTCTTTTCCCTTCATTGAAATTGCGATTTCAATAATCCTCTGTGAATTCCCCACGGTCAATACACTCTGCTATTTCTTTAAATAATCTTTTTGCACATGTTATATTAATTCCAACTCTCTGTTTTTCGATCCAGTTTTTATCCTTATCCATTTCCATATATTTAATGTTAATATTTATATCATCTTGTTCCACAACATATTTCCATGAATTATATAACTCATGAAAACTCTCTGAATATTCTTTAATTGTATTTGTTACTGAGTCTATTTGTTCCATTTTCACTCCTCTTAAAAGATTTTCTTGTTCCATAGAATATGTCCGTTTTTCATAACATAACCGTTCTCTATAAGTAACCTTTTTGCTTTTACAATATCTTCATTTATTATCATTCTTTCCTTCTATAATCTCTTCTTTTAAACAATTGAAGAATCTTGTTATTGTATTGAGTTCCCATCCATTTCCAATGCACATTTTTGATTTTCTCTCGCTATTGCCTAATGTATATCCTACTGGCAACCCAAACATTTTTTCCATTTCATTCAATGTAAATTTTCTTATTTTCCAACAGCCATTCTCAAACAATACAACACCTGAATCATCTGGATTTTGCGCCCTTATACAATGGCTTTGTTGATGTATTAGAGGGGCATATGTCTGAAAAGTTCTACTCAATATAACTCCATCGCCATGTTTTGCTTGCAATATCTTATTTGCAGCATTTTTAATATATAATTCCCCATCTTGCTCAAAAGATATGCGGTCTTTTCTCTCGTCAGACAAATAATACGATTCATCAACATAATCATCAACAATATTTGATATAGTCCTGCTATACATATTTTCTTCGTTAAATTTTAAATTTGTCCAATATAAGCGATTTCTTCTACAAGCAGCCACGTTTTTTGAATCAAAGTTTATATATTCAACACCTAATCTTTCTGATATATAATCTGAACACTCTTTTCTCATTTTTACATTTTCAAGAAAGAAGTATTTGGGTTTAATTGTTTCTACCGCTTCAAAGAAATATTTAATAAGCGAACTTCTATCATCTTTAAATTCTAGCCTTTTACCACAAAAACTAAATCCTTGACATGGACTACCACCGATTACAATATCCACATTTTTATACTTAGAAAAATCTATTTTAGTTACATCTCCTATATGGATAATATCTGGATAATTCTTTTTAGCAATATCAATTGCATATGGTTCAATCTCACTTGCATAATATCTTTCTATTTTAATTCCCAATTTATCGAATGCTAATCTTCCACAACTAATTCCGTCAAATAAACTTAATACTGTTAATCCTATTTTTATCCACCAGAAAAGTCCATATGGTTCACAGTAGCTACACTTTGTTTTCCCTTTCTGATTTTATATTTTCTTATTGCTCTTTCGCATTAATAAAAGCGTGTTTCTATTGACAATGTCTAATATCTTCTCGTGGTAAATTTGCTACTAATACAACTCTATTAGTAACTTTTATGGTTCCATGCCCATGCCAATCAGCAATCCAAAAGTCACCATTATGAAACAATGCTTTATCAAAACCATATGAAGAAACCCATTCACTATAATCATAACCATTGTCTTCACACTCCTTAAAATTTACTGGTTTTAAAATTACTAAACACCATCCAAATTCTCTTAATACTTCGTGTCTGTCTTTATATTTATACCAATTTATCCCAGTTTGTTTTATTGGTTTTATTTCTTTACAAGTATTTATTCAAACCACTCCTTCCTAACTCTCACATACTTCTTATAATTTGGATAAACAGTTCTTGTACCAGTCTGTTTTTTACACCACACATCTAACATATTCTGTAATTTTTTTCTATACTCACTAGAAATAAGTTCTCCCGTTTATTTATTTAGAATATTTATAGCCATATCTACATGTTCTCTTTTTAAACCTCCATCACCAAACCATGTAGGCTGTATCCAATTGTTTTCATATCCATAATCAGACCATTGCCAATCTTCATCATCTAAAATCACAAAATTTTCTACACCATGTTCATTAATCCACTTTTGAATTTCAGCAGCTCTACCAGTACCATATTTACATTTGATATTTAAGTCTTCTCCAAGATTTATTGTTTCAGGTATATCACCTATTATTTCTGTTTTTAGATGTGGTGTATCGCCTAAAACTTCTATATGATTTTTTGATAATATTTCTCTTAAAACATAATATATTTTTGGTGTGTAATCTTCAGATCCTTTCCAACTAGAACTAATGACAACTTTTGCGTTTGTTTTGTCACATATTTCTTTAAGAAGTTTTACCTTTTCAATATCAATATTTGCTGTTTCCTCATTCCGATAATTACTATATGTAAGTTCTCCGTCCACGTCTAAAAATATTATTTTCACATAATCACCTCACCTTCACTGAATAAAACGAGCGTTTCAAAGCCTTACTGTTTATGCATTACATCACTTATTAAATCAGCATACGATCTACAACCTAAATATTTTCCTAATGTAGCAAGATTTTCTTTAGTGCTCTTTATCACGCTCTCTGTAATATAATCCTCAAAATCTACACAATCATCGAATTCGTCTTCCACTCTGCTAACTACATCATGAACATAACTATGCGTTTTATCTAAAATCGTTTCTATCATCTGTAATCTATGTAATTTCTCATAATTTTCTGTAATCTCTTTTAATGTTCCTGCCATTCGATTAATCCTCCTGATATCTCCAACTAACTATATCTACATCACTTCTCCAACCATCGCAACTATCTTTCCCTATTGAAAAATGATACCATGCATGACCTGTCCACTGATGATCTCTATATTCTTGACCGTCTTTGTCTTTAACAATTATCCATGTATCTTCTTTGGGCTTAACTTCTTTACTTATCCATTCCACTTTTTCTTTTGGTTTTGCTTCAAAACCGATAAATTGTCCACGATCATATCTGATATTTTTAATTCTGTATTCAGAATCACCAATAAATACAATCGCATCTTTTCTACGTGTAATTCGTAATGGCTGCTTACCTATTCTTTTCCATATCTCTAAAAGTTTCATTAATACCTCTCCTCAGCAATCAATTCTGTATTTTCATAGATATTACCAATAATTCTATGTTGTTCTAAGAACCACCCTCCGCAATTCATATCACTTAACCCTCTAAATTGTGTTGGAGAAACACCATTGGTAGTTGCCCAATTCCATTCCTTTACCAAGCACATACAAAATCCACCTTCCCCATAGTAAACAACAAATACTTCTCTTTTTTGATTCTGAGAAATATCACCAGTATATAATTCCTTATCATCAAAATCACACAGATTCACAAATTGCATAACTTCATATCTGTCATTGTCCTCTAGCACATCTTTAAACGAAGGTTCCATAGCACCAGATCCGCTACAAGTAAAATCATATGTGTTTTGTACATCATAAATCATTTCTTTTGCTTCTTTATCCCACGCTCTAAATTTAATCATTTCACACCAACACTTTCTCTGTAATCAACAGTGTCTTTTGGAACATATACAAAAACTTTATCATCATTAACAAGATTATTTTGCATGATTACAGCATATGGATTTTCATTTGTATAAGTTATATCTACACTTCCTTTATAAGTACGAACTTTTCCATTTATACAAATTTCAATTATATCATAGTTATGCGCTGGAATCGTTGATACTGTATGATAAGTTCTAGCATATATACCACTTTTTATTTCTTCTAATTCATATCTGCTTTCATGATATTCTGATTGTTTTCCAAGATAATCAACAACAGAATAAATCACGATAAAAGCAATACATATTAATAATGTATACATCATAATTTTTCTTGCTAATTTCATTCGGAACCTCCAATTTTATGTATAATACAACAAATGAAACCTATCTTTCATTGGGTATTGTCCCAATCAAATCTTTGTCCGCATTCTGAACAATACTTTTCAGCATATACATCTTTTTTCTCCACAAACAGGACATTCATAAAATGGAAATCCAACCTGTTTCGTATGTTCAATAGGTTGTTTAGCTGTATCTCTTTCGAGTAATTCTAATACTTTATCTTTTGCTATTTTTCTTGCACAATTCTTACAATCTCCTGTGGTACATAAACCACAAAAATTGAGATACTTAATTGTTTCGATTATTTCTTTATTTGTCATTTCTCACCTACTTTGTAATTCCAATTCCATTCAAAGTTACATCAGTAATCACATCTTTAGTGAATTCAACATTTTCAGATGTTCCTCCATAAAATAACACACCAGAGACTTCGATGATATCTTCATCTCCATCTTTTACAAGTTTTATATCCTGGGTTACGCCTACTGCCGTTCGTATGCCATCATCATCAATGATTTCAATTGGTGTAGGTATATCAATCGATTTTTTCACAGCTTCTTCCCAAGCTTCTTTTGTATAAATATATCCATTTTTATCTGATTGTCCAAAGTGTACTGGTATATCAAATTTTACTTTTACATTATCTACTCTCATAAATTTGTCCTTTCTACTTTATTTGTTCTATAAATTGTTATATAATACTCCTATAAACAATTTGGAGGTATTCCATATGTCAGATGAAATCAAGAAAACTGTATTAAATACTCTTGCTGAACCTATTGCTAATTCAGCTAAAAATATAACCGATAAGCCAACTCAAAACATAGGAACTACTTTAGCCGATATTTGGTATCTTGTTTTTGGTGGCATTTCACAAGCTGCTGAAAAACGTAAACTTAAATATTCTTATGCTCTTCAGGAATTTGAAAAAGAATTAAAAGAAAAAATATCTAAAATTCCAGAAGATAAATTGGTAGAACCTGATATGCAAATAATCGCTCCAGCTTTAGAAGCTTCTAAATATTGTGTAGAAAAAGAAGAGCTTAGACATATGTTTTCTAATTTAATAATATCTTCATTAAATAGTGATTATATTAAAATAATACGTCCTTCTTTTACGGATACATTAAAACAACTATCTTCTTATGATGCTAAATTTTTGCATCATTTTTTCCCTTGTAAAACAATTGGTCATTCATTTGATATAAGTCAATTAAGTTTTTTATGTGCTGATGCAAATAATAAATTTTCGACAGAAGAACAAGCACACTACTTTATTCCAGAAAGCACATTAGATATTGAAGTTTTTGGTAAAAGAATCTTTTTCCCATTTGATTCTATATCCATTTTTTTAAAAAAACCGATTACCAATTCTTTGTTTATGGGCAATGATGAACTAACAGTATATGAATATGTTTCTATTATGAATAATCTTAATAGATTAGGTTTGTTAAATATTCGTGAAGGAACTGTTTCAAAAGGAGATATAAATAAAATCAAAGATCTGATTGATACACATTTTGATGAAAAACATGATATCATTTACGAACTATACAGTTATTGTACTCACGAACCTAACAGAATCAAAGTAATTATCGTTACACTTTCTACATATGGAATCGATTTTATGAAAATATGCGACTAACATAACCATTAAATAATGTACAATAAAAGTCCTATTTCATTGCCATTTTTAGTCTATATATAGTGGTTTGCAAAATCCAAAACCGCTATATATAGACTATTTTTATGCTGCTTTTTCCTTTAACATCATCCATGTGTTCCGTTTATTATGACTTGTACGAATACATTGCAAAAATGCTTGTGGCTCTGCCAACAGTAGACATCTTTTCTTTGCTCTTGTAAGCAGCGTATACAACATACAGTTATCCAAAAGCTGATGATGTGTGTTATCAATAATTCCAATCACAATCTTCCTACCGGCTCCCTGTAACTTATGTACGGTCATTGCATAAGCAAGATCCAAAGCTGTCAGTTCTTTCTTTGTGTACTCAATCAATTTTTCTTTTCCAAAAATATCAGTATAGGTCACTACACAATATTCTTCTTTCTTTTTGCCATTTTGTCTCTCGCTGATTTCTGTTATATATCCAATTTCTCCGTTGAACACATTCTTATCGTAATCATTTACTGTCTGCATTACTTTAGCACCCAATTTAAATGTCATCTCAAAACTAGATATACTTTGCAATACATCTCCTAATAACTTTTCCTGAATCGTTTTATTTAGTTCGTTTGTGCTATTTAGGCAATCTTTTCTTCGTGGAACTGCAATAACCACATTATCAATTCCATCAGAGTCTACAGATTTCAGGAATGTTTTAACAGCAATATCAAATAGTGATTGCCTATTAGTACGGAACATATAATACATATCCTGTAACTCACCATGAATAATTCTTGGCTGAAGCTTTTCTGTAATGGGATTAATATTTTCACGGATCAGATTTGCGTCCACCAAAATACCAGACTTCTCAGCTTGTCTCATTGGCTTAATCAATTTACTTACCACTGTATCATCAAACATTTCTATCAAATCTGAAAATACATTACCAAATCCTATAGGCGGTAACTGCTTGTGATCACCAGAAATAATAATTCTTGTATTGTCATCAATGGCTTCTAACCAGTGGAGAAATAAACTGGCATTTACCATACTTCCCTCATCAAGAAACGCAACACTTGTAATCAAGTGATTATCCTTATTAAAATCAAACTTGTTCAAACCTTTGCATCCCAATGTCCTATGAATCGTCATAGCGGGAAATGATGTTGCTTCAGTTATTCTCTGCGCTGCCATAGCTGACAGAGCGGATGCAGTTAATGTAAACTGGTTTTCTGTATATGCTTTTACAATTGCTCTCATGATTGAGGTCTTGCCAGTACCAGCCTTCCCAGTTATTAAGCTGATTGTTCTATGTAAACTTTTATTGATTGTATCAATCTGTTCTACTACATATTGAAACTCTTGTTCTTCTTCTGCATGTCTAATTGCCTGTTCTATTTTTTCGCCAGAAATATTAATGTCTGTCTGCTTCTTAGATTTTTCAAGCAGTATATTATAAATCTGCATCTCAATATCGTGATAATATTTCAGTCCTACTCTATCTTCTGATATGTGTAAAAACTCATTTTTTTCTAATAGCCAATCTGTTTTACCAGCACACTCAGGAACACTATTGCTTATTGCTGACTTTAGGATTTTTACTGAACACCATGTATGACCACTGCTTTCTCCCAAATCTGTAAAATAGTATTTTATAAATGCCACCAATCTTTCAGTTGTATTTATGAGTTCTGGTTTCAATTTTAATGCTAAGTCATCGACTTTCTTGAACCCAAGCCCATTAATTTTCGTAAGAATGTATGGGTTATCTTCTAATTGCTGTTTTAACAATGCTGGATTAGGTTCATCTGTTAGAAGTTTCTTAATCATCGTATATGTAACCCCCAGTGGCTTTAACATTGTGATAATGTCTGAAATCAGATAATTATTGATGATTTTGTCCTTAATCCTGTTCCAAGTAAGTTCTCTAACTCCCTTTACTAAATCATAATCAATTTCTTTTAACGTGCCATTTGCCACATCATTTACTACATTTGGGTATACACTTATTAAATTCTCCGCAATCCAAGGTGAAATAATGGATTGCAGAAACATTAACTGTGACTCTTTTGTTTGTGGTATAAGAGCATATATGGCTATTGGTGTGTATTGATGACCGTATGTTTTGTCATACTTATACTTCGCTTTTATCATATATTCTCCACCGACAACCAATTCCTGCATTTTACCCGCCAAAGAACTGAACTTTTTATCTGGATCGACTTCTTTACTATCTTCAAATGGTAAATCTATTTTTGTTTCTTTTGTATATTGAGGAATATCATCGTTTGTGTAAAAACCATATACGCCCCAATCGGTATCTGAATTATAGTAGCGTTCATAAGTTATGACTGCTTTAAATTTCAAAATATCTTCATCGTTTTCAAACAAATTTATACTGCCACTCCTTTCTTTCTTGCATAATCAAGCCACTCACAATAAGTTTTAACTTTTTCTATGATTACTTTTTCTTCACTATCCTTTTTACAAAGAATGGCAATTTGCTGACCCTTTTTTATTAAATCTTCATACTGTTTAAGTTGCGAATGCCAAACAATACCTTCAACTAATCCAAAACTAGAGTAAATGTTTATATATGCAAACTGCTTACCGTTCTTATCTTTTTTCTTTTGTACTTTTGCAATAATTCCTACCAATGTACACTTTTCACCATCTGGTATATCTTCAAATGGTGTTAAAAAATTATAGGCAGCATCAAATGGATTGTTATGAATAAATACTTGTAAGGTTTCAAATTCCCAAAACTCTTCATTTTCAAGATATTTGTTGTTTTCCTCAATATATTTTTGAAAACGTATTTTAGAATTCTCTTCAAATTGTTCTTCTCGCAAACGATTATATTCTTTTAGAAGTGTATCTTTATCATAAACAACTCTTTTACCTTTTGTTTCCAAAACATATTTGCTTAAATCTATTCTCCATTCCTCCTCTAACTTTTTATAAGTTGGAAGTGTTGTAACATCAGAAAACTGTAATGGCTGATATTGTGATTTTAAATATTTGATCAACCTTTCTCTTTTATTCTTACATGGAATTGCACCAGCTTTTATCAATGATATAACTTGTGCTTTTGTTAATGGCACTCTATCCGTTAAATCATTAAATGATTTAAAGTCTCCATTTGTATTTCTTTCTGTTAATATATCTTTTGATAGAGTTTCACCAATACCACTGATTGCTGATAGTCCAAATAAAACTTTGTTATCATTCACTGTGAAATTCATGACAGATTTATTTATTTGTGGAGGCTCCACATCTACATTAAAATATTGTGCGTCTAATATATACTTATTAATTGCACCTGCCTTATCTTTGTTTTGATTAAATAATGCTTTAAAGAAATAGGTTGGATAATGTGCTTTAAACCAAGCAGTTTCAAAACAAAGAACGGCATATGAATAAGAATGTGATTTATTAAAAAGGTATCCACCTTTTTGTGATAATTCATCTGCTATTTTATTGGCTATGGCTTTTGAATATCCATTCTCTATAATTTCTCCACGAAGAATTTCAGATTCTTTCTGCACTAACTCTGGTATTTTTTTACCAATAGCTTTTCTAAATAAATCAGCACCACCATATGATCTTCCACCAAATTTCTTAACGATATCAAGAAGTTGTTCCTGATAAATCATACAATAATTTGTATCCTTTAGTATTTCATCCATATCAGAATGAATTGATTGTGGTCTACTTCCACCAGAAGCCATTTCAACATATTCATCCAATGCGCCCATACTATCAGGTCTATATAATGCTAATATGACAGAAATAACCTCAAAATCTAACTGTTCAAGTTTCGGTTTTAATCTTATAAGTAAATCCTTCATACCAGCAGATTCAACTTGGAATACACCATTTGTTTTGCCAGTTGCTAATAATTCATATGTTGATTTATCATTTTCAAATTCAGGATTATTAATGTCGTAATCCCATGGATTTAAATTCAAATCATCTTTAATCTCTTTAACAAGATTCAATGTAGCAACACCCAATAAGTCAAATTTTACTATTCCAATTTCTTCTACATAATGTTTATCTACTTGTATTACATGTTCGCCCTTAGTACCTATTTTCATTGGCATATAATCATTGATATTTGTATCAACAATACCAATGCCACCAGCATGAATAGAAACTGTTTTTACTCTTCCACTTAGATGCTTTGCAATATCAAACAATTCTGCATATTGTGGGTTGTCTATCAAAAGTTTTGGATTTACTTTCATACAATCGTCCCACTTATCAAGTGTAAATTTTTGTGAAAGTTTTTGCATCTGATTATATGGAAATCCAAGAATTTTACCAACATCTGTAATTGCTACACAAGGAGTAATATATGAGTAATTTATAATCTGACATACCCTATCTTCTCCATATTTATCAACTAAATAGTCAATAATTGCATCTCTATCTCCAACATCTGTATCAATATCTGGAAGTCCTACACGTTCAGGATTGAGGAATCTCTCAAAGATAAGTCCGTATTTAATAGGATCAATGTCAGTAATATGACAACAATAACATACTAATGAGCCTGCTGCGCTACCTCTACCCTTACCGACTTCAATACCTAATCTTTCTGCTGCTTTAATAAAATCCCATACAAATAAAAAATACCCATCAAAACCCATCGAGTGAATAACACCCATTTCATAATCAAGTCTATTTTTTCTTATCTTTTGTTCGTCTTCACTTAATTTGTCATATCCTCTGTCCTTCCATCCTTGATTAACTAAAGACCATAAAAACTCATTATTATTACTATATCCTTCTGGAAGCGGAAATGTTGGTAGCTGTGGTTGCTGAAACGGCATATTTACTTCATCAATTAAGTCTGAAACTTTATTTGTGTTCTCCAATCCAATACAAACATTGTCATATCCAATTTGACAATCCATGCACTCATGAATTTCTTCTTCAGATTGCATATAACAGCCTTCATATACTTCACTGTTCTCTATTGCATTTTTATCATTATTACTACTTTTCCTGCCTATCTGGATAAGTTTATCTTGATAATATAAATCTTCCTTTTTAGGAGCATGACTATCTGTTGTTATAATAAATGGAGTTCCAGTTCTTTTTGATAGTTCTAAAATTTTTTGATTATACAAACACTGGGCTTCATGGCTATGAGACTGCATTTCAAGATAAAAATATGGGAATACATTTTTGTATTCATTAATATATTCTACACACTTTTCAAAATCAGATTCTCTTGCCAACTTACCAGCTAAACAAGCAGAAGATATAATAAAATTCTCTGCATATGGTTTTAAATCTTCAATTGTACAACGTGGTTTAAAATAAAATCCTTCAAGATTACTCTTTGTGATAACCTTGTTTAAATCCTTTCTTCCATGTTCATTCCTAATAAGACAGATGAGATGAAAGTATTTATTATCTTTGTTCTTTATCCTAATATCATCGCATTCGTATAATTCACATCCATAGATCATCTTAATATCAGGACAATTCTTTTTAATTAGATCAAAGTAAATATGACTATATACATTTCCATGTTCAGTTATTGCAAATGCCTTTAGTCCAATTTCCTTTGCTCTATCCAACATTTCTTGCGGACTTCCATATCCATCAAGTAATGAATAATATGTATGGTTATGCAAAGAGCTGTACATAACTTACCTCCTACCATTCTTCATCGTCATCTGAATTATTTGTACTCACTACCACAACATCGTCAATAATTATTTGCGGTGTTCTAATTCCGTTATATTCGTTAATTGATGGTTTCCCTACAATATTAAATACCACACTATCATTTTCATCCCAGGCATTTTGAAGCCAGTCATACAATTGATTACCTTCTTTACACTTGAACTGGATATATTTAATCTCATTAATCATAAAACTGATAGTATCTTCATTCTTACCAAATATCTCAAACTGCTCTTTTGTAAGACTGATATTTTCAATAGCAATCATTGGTTCTTCGATGCCTTGTCCGATAATATCTTCAAGTCTTGCTAAATCAGTCACAATTTTTATAGTCACATCATCAATATCCATAATGAAATCAACTCGGTATGTAGAATCATACTCAACATCTCGCAAAATATCATTGAGTCTGTTTAATGCGTCATCTTTCCTATCTATTTCTAATCCTACAATACCAAAAGCATTAGCATGACCTCTACCATCTAATATATTTGTACTGTTGACTATATCCTTAAAACTATCAATAGGACTGTTATCAATATTCCTTGCGCTGCCACCATATGTAATCTTCCCTGTTTTCTTATCTAAGAATTTGTTTAGTAAGATACACGGTTTATTAAACATTTCAGCAATTTTAATAGCAACAACGCCAGTCAAACCATTATCAAGAATATCAGAAGTGTCTATCATAACCACTTTATCTTCTTTTGGAATATGTTGTGCAATCTCTGCAATTTGAGATACACACTTCTCTTTCTGTTTGTCTTGCCTACTTTTGGCGTTTTTACATAGTCTAGCTGCTCTGTCATATATACTTTCTTGAATTGTTTCAGCAGGTTTATCCTTAGTGGCACGTTTTTTATATTCAAAAAACTCATCCTGTTCAATAAATGCTCTAAATAATAATTCCTTTTCTTCTGGGGAACCAATGCGGATCATTCCATTCAAAATCGGAGTGATATACCATTGAACATTATGAATATTTATCTTTCCGCCCATACTATAATCCTGTGCATCTATAAGGGCTTTAAAGCATTTGTTTTGAATATTTAACAATCCCATATCTGTCAGATATCGTGTCTCAAAAGAACGCATATCCATTACATCACTTATATTTGCTAATGCACATAAATCTAAATAATCATCTGAAAACTCATTCCAATTCTCTTCGTCTAATGCCTGTAAGAAACGGTATACTACACCAGCTCCACATAAATTTTTATTGGAATAATTATTGCTTGTTTGATTATTGACGATAACTGCATACGGATTTTCTTCTTCCTTTTCGTGGTGGTCTAAAATTAAAATATCTATCTGACCATTTGATAACTTCTCACATTCAGAAATATCATTTGTTCCTGCATCTGGGATAATCAATAATCTTATATCTTCAGGAACGACTACATCATCTGATAACCCATGCGCTTTCGCCCTGCCATGTAAAATATAATCAACAGGATAATCGCCACCCATCTGTTTTATATACAAATACATCATTGCAGCGGAGCAAAACCCGTCTGGATCAGAATCAACCAATATTCCAATCTTACTTTTTTGATTAAAATGCTTCATGAATAGATTTACTGCTTCTTCAATATGGTCTAAATTCTGATATGGTTCAACGACACTCTCATCTAAGTTTAAATATCTGTTATAATCATCTATTCCTCTATTTTTAAGAACTTCTACTAACACATTAGAAGTATCATTATTTCCGTTTTCATATAATTTATATTGCAAATTCACACCTCTCTATCTCAATTTGTAAACATTATGTTCTACCATATACTGCCACTTTGTAGGATTATCCGAAGGCGACTCATGTTCGTTCAAAATATTATCTTCATCATACATATAGAAAAGAGGAACCCCATCAGGAAACCTATCAGCTAACTTTTCTAATTCATTTTTTGTAACATCCTTGTCAAAACAGAAAATAATCATTACTCCAAGCCTGACAAGCATATCTATCTGATGTTGTGATAATTCCTTACCCCCAGTTCCTCCACTATTTCTATATCCATAACTCCATAATTGTTGTGAAAACTTCTCGCTTTCTCCTACAAATATCTTTCCAGATGATTTTATATAATCAATAGTCTTATATAATCCATAAATAATTTTTGATCTTGCACATGGCTCCAAATAAATATATTTGTTTTCTCCATCAGGAACTTGTCTATAAAAATATCTGCCCTTAATTCCTACTAAGTCACCAAGTTCTGAACGAATTGGGATTGTGTATCTGTTACTTTCTTCATCAAAGCCAATTTCAAACTCTTTTTGAGTGGAATAATCTATGTTATCTTCATAAAATAAATCATTGCCATATCCTTTATAATAAGAAAGCACACTCTCACTAATTGGCTTTAATGGTTTCTCCTTTTCTATATTTGCATCAAAACTCATGTCATCTAGCATTTTCAGAATTTTAAAACTTTCTGGAATGTCTTCTTCAAAATCGTAATAATAAGACATTCCAATTTCATCACATATAAACTGTAATCCTTTAGGGAAAGTTAAATCCTTTGTATAACACACCAAATCAATAATATCTGTTTTTCGATTAGTTCTAATCATCTGTCTTGTATAGTTCTGACACATTAAATACTCGCTGTTATATAAAACAATTGCTCCATTGTTATCTCCTGTTGCATTTGCACAAGTCCAATAACTATTTGAAGCATGGTATTTGATATGGTGGCAACCAATGGATTCTAGGATTTGCTCAACATATCTGTTTTCATATATGTAATTCTTTAATTCTTTTACATCCAAGTGCCACCCTCCAAATTATTCTGTACTTTTCGGTTTTTTAATGATATAACCTATATTTCTCCAAATATTAAAATTGAGATCTATTTCAAATAACATGACTTTATCTTTGCTGCCAGCCCTGTTTTTATCAGGTTTAATACAAAAGTATTGCTTTTTTAAGTCTAAATCTTCTGTAACAGGCTCACCCCAACTATCATTTTCTGCCATCATTTGATATTTGTGATATTCATCCTTATTTAGTTTCTTACCAATATTCAAGATGTCGGCAACGTGTTTTATCTGTTTTGCATTTGCAATATTGTTACTGCTTAGACTAAAAATATCTGTAAACACAGTATCATCACTCAACTGAAAGACTGCATAACCACTCATTCTTAATTCTTTTGTCAATTCTTTCAGCTTTGTAGCAAATTGTTTTATTTGTGACCAATCATCTGTGTTATATCCTTTTAATGTGTCATATCCATAATATTTAATGTTTTGAACCATTTTTGCTTTACGCAATTCAAACTCAATCTGCTCTGGGCTATAATCATTACCAACATCTTTAAATAGAACTTTACCCTTACGGTCAGAACTGTCGATCCATTCTGTTACAGTTTTTACTTGCCAATATTCTTCTGATTCTTTCTGTACTCTTTTTATGTATTCTTCATTTGATTCTATATAGATACCAAAATCATCTATTTTTCTTCTGATGATTTCTCCTCTTTTATCATGGTACACACCAAGAACAATTTCTTTCTCTGGCTTTTCAAGTACAACACCATGTAAATCCTGAAATTCTTTATTGTTGATAACCGTTGTTATTAAACAGCTTCTCAAATCTTCTTCATCCATTTCATTACTCATAAGAAAAAAGTTTTCATTTTGTACAAGTGCTACATAAGCTGCCAATAATACCAGTTTTCTTGTTTTACCTTCATTAGACAAGAATCCCTCAAATAGTAGTTTTGTATCTCTCATACCAAGGAAATATTCATTATACATATACCAAGGGAACGGTAAACCGAAATTAGGCTTTTCAAGATACTTGTCAATTTGTACTGTATTATTGTCTGTAAGTTCTACTGCCTCCTCACCTGCATTGATGACTGTGTGTATTTTATCTGCCTTTGTGCGAATAATCCTATATATATCATTGGGAGACATCTTATCGAAGTTCTTATGAGACAGAATCTTTTCAACTGGAAATCCATTTCTTCCATATTCTCTTACAAGAGAATACTTTTTGATTGTATCAAAATAATTTTTACAGTCGTTTTCATCTGCAAGATTCATATATTGCTGTATGGTTTTCCAGCCTTTATATTGCTTATATGTGCTTAATCTTTCTGGATTTTGACTCATAAACACATTCATCTTTGTCTCATCTACTGTCTGCGAGAAAGTTAAATAGTAAGTTTCAAAACTGTCATAAAAGAACTTTACTGCCGGATCTGAGAAGTCGTATTTACTTCTCATAAAATTACCGTAATTAACAAATGAATCAGGAGCTTTGAGTAGTGCGCCTACGAAGCATATCTCCGCTTGAATGTTTGAAGCACTATGTTCCTCTGTCAATCAATTATCACCACCAATCATCCGAAAATATCATCAACCAAAGCAGATATATCGTCTGAATCATTTTTTTCAGATTTATTTGAAGCGGTATACCCAATACTTTTACCAACAATATTATCGTTTTTTTCTATTTCTTTTTCCGATGCTATAATCTTCTGTTTTTCAAGCCACTTCAGATAGCTGTCATATTTATTAACCAAAATTGACAAGTCATAATTGATACGCTTATCAGAACTCATTACGATTCCCTTTGTTTTGTTCCTATCAGCAATACCATTTAACATATCAATTTTTCTTTTCCACATATCAAGCAAATGTTCTGGTGGTATTCCAACTGACATTCCTTTAAATGTACCATTATAAATCTCGCCTAGTTTTTGCCATACAGTTGTCGGTACAATCGTTACATCATACGCATCCTTTATAAACTCAAAAACATTTTCTTTCGTAATTGACAGACTTAAATGTTGATAGGATTCTTTTCTTATCTGATCTAAATGATTCAGAACCCATGTCCATTTTTGCGAAACATCTTCTCTTTTCATTTTTGAGCGTTTGTTGCATATATTGATAAAGCAACTACTATGATATGTTTGTTTATCATAGTAGATTGCATCGTCAATATTGTTATTGCTTATGTAAAAGTATTCTTTGCAACATCCGCATTTTCTTTTTATTCCCATGTGTTGTTCTTCTTTTATATACCGCATTAGTCCACCCTTACATAAGAAACTTAATTACTGAAACATATCGAGAACCTTCTGCAAAACAGCCACATCCGTCACATTCTTAAATGCTGTTGGTAGACCCGCCGCCTTTAATTTGTCTCCCATCTCTTTCTTATCAACAGGTGACAATGCATTTTTCTTTGCAATGATTTCCTTCTTCATTGCTTCAATATCTAGACCAGAACTATTTTCCTCAACAGATTCCTCTTTTGCAGGTTGTCCAACTTTACCAAGAATTTCCTTACTATAAATATCCTGTTCAATATCAACAGCCTTTGTAAGATCATTCTTAACAACAAATTGCTTCCTATTTGCAGTTTTATCAATAACCGCTTGCCAATCAACTAATGTAGGGTCTTCAATGGTGATTTCATCTTCGTGTACATGTGTTCTGTCCTTTTTAACAAATGCACAAACTATGCCATCCTCATTTCTAAACATACGAATTTCTGTTTTTGCATTATGTGCCATTCCCTTAAATCCATCAGCAATTTTTCTTCCTGTAACAACACTCTGCGTTGTTCCATCTGGTAACTTAATATTTTCTTTTTCATCTGTTTCTCTTGCAGTAATAATCCAATGGGCACCAGAAGCCATCAAGTCAAGGATCAAATCTTGTCCCTTGAAATTTACTGTTTGATAATCTTTCAGTTCCATTCCTGCACCTTCAATTTTTACAAGTCGTGCATCCCCTACAAGACCATCTTTATCTGCCTTTACCTTATTTCTTTTTTTAGAAAATTCGATAAGCCCCTGTTTCGTGGTTAAATTAAGAATTGTTGTGCCATCTACTACTATTGCATCAGCTTTAAATGGCTCTCCGTCAGCATCTAAAACAACCTCGTCTGTCTCTTCTCCATCATCGTCAAGTTCATAGAAGTCTTCTCCATTTTTAACCTTTGCAATATACTGTCTTACTTCGCCAAGTGACTGTGTATATACAATATAAATATTTTCAAGATTTACACCATTTTCTTCCAAATCACCTAAATAATCATCAATTGAACCCGTTTCAGGATCGAGATATAACACTCTAAACGGCTTACCATCTGGACGCTTAAAATATGCTAACTGCATAGCCATAGTAGACTTGCCCGTAAACGGTTCTCCATATAAAATCATTCCTAACTTACTCTGAGTTACTGACGCTTTTCTCGCCTTTGCCATTAAATTACCTCCGAAATCATATTATTATTAAGAGTTATGGAACGCCATTTCTGACGTTCCGAAACAACCATTTTTACCATGCTTCATCTTCATCATTGTCAGAATCCAAATTAGCCTCTACCCAATCGTCACCGCTAGTATCGCCACCGAAATCATTTTCAGCCTTATTTGCCTGTGCAATCTTTGACATAGCTTCTGTAACATTAGCTTCTGTATAGAGTTCCTTATCGACAGTAGAACCTTTTGCTCCAGTGATAATAAATTCTCTTTTATTTGGAGCAGAAACCTTTTCAATAGCATCTTCTTCACCCCAATTATCATCTTCATCTGTAACAATTTCTGTTTTTGTTGAAGAAACAACACGACCACTTACTTTGATTGCATTATAAGGTTTAAGTGATTTTCTAAACTTATTTGCCAAATCCTTATTTTCAATAATAAATTCAACATCTTCAATAGTGTTATATGTAACAACCTTTGCGGCAACTACGAATCTACCTGTTGGTTTATCATTTTCTTTTTCATGATCAATACCAATGAAAATAATTACCTGATTAAAATCATTCTGCTGTTTGTAGTTTTCATCATCAAATTTCACCTCAGAACAAAGTGAAATCTGATTAGGTACTAATTTAGTAGACTGAATTTTATTCCCTTTATCATCGAGAAAGCTACTATAATCTAAATTTCCTTTAATAAATACGCTTGCACCATCTTTAAGATTTTCATGTACTTCTTTACATGCATCAAATTCTACAAGCACTTTACTATCATTCACACTCTTACCATCGGAATCAATTTTTTTCTTTACACCAATCGTCTTACCAATCAGCCTAAAGCCTTCTCTGTTATAACTAAATCTGTCTGCCCAGGGAACTTTTACAGTTTCACCTTTTTCACCTTTCTTTTCTGATCTTTTTGAAAAATACACAAACTCCTGCTCGGTTCCTTGCATATTTACACGCAAAGTTTTTCCATCTTCATAAATAACTCCAAACTTCTCTCTGCGCATTTCTTTATTTGTCTTTGTCTTTTTCTCTTCGTATGCCTTATCTTTTTCCGTTTCTGTTACAACGCCTTTCAACTGGAATGATCCTTTTGTCTCAGGTAAATCGAATAGTCTTCCTTTTTTCTTTGTTTCTGCCATTAAATAAATGTCCTCCTGTAAATAAAATTGTTAAAATATTTTCACATCATATATAACATCAACAGCCTTTTCAGACTGGAACATAGAGATTAAATCTATATAAAATCTATGCTTATCAGTGGTTCATGGCTAATTTTTGCGTAATTTAAGCCACGGGTATGCTGTTCACCACCCAAAACGAATATAACTGTTCAATTGTAATTATTGGAATTGTCTACGGATAACCGTGCGAATTGTTTACTTGTTACTGTGTACCTGATTGATTATTCTCTATCTAACTAATTGTCCAAACAGATATGAGGGATAAATACCTACTTCTTTTCTATCTATTCTCTTTTTACAGTCTTCGATATTTGTGAAATAGTAACTTGAGAACCACCAAGGCATATACCTTATTTCTCCCAAATGCTCAACTGCGTAAATTGAACACCCATTATATACTTCTACTTCAAACTGCTTTTTATATTGGTCATAACACTCTTGACTGCAAAATAATTTTCTTTTGCCATTCTTATCATAACCTTTCAAATTGACTGTAAAGGTTTTAAAATTACACTCCCCAATTTCTTTTCTGCAATTTAGGCACTTGACTTTTGGATATTGATTCATTTTAATCACTATTCCTTTCTACAAAATCCTTATAATCTGTTCATATAAACAGCTACTTCTCTCCCAATGGAAAGTTTTGTTCTGATGCATATGTCCAAAGAGCCATGCCTTATAATCCACATTCTGCTTAATCTCTTGTAAATAATCGGTCAATCTATCTCTCTGATATAATCCTGACCCACCGTCCATCTGTCTGAGCAGTGAAGTATATGGGCTATGAGTAATAATGTAATCTACTTTATTATTCTGCTTTTCAAGATTAGTTAATCCTTCTCTTATTTCCTTTTCACTCGGAAGTTCTCTTTCCCACCAACTTACATGATTGATTCTGTATAAAGCGTATGGATTTTTGTCTAACTTTTTCTTCTTTTCTTTGAAGTCTGGATCATCAGGTTCCAATATTCCGGCAGATATATCATGGCTACTCGCACCACCAAAGGTAAAGAATAACTTATCTTCAATATTGAAAATTTGACCTCTCATAAGATGAATGACTGATGGGCGAATGAAATGCACATTTCCTCTGTGCCACTTCTCTATTGGGTAATTATCAAGTCTGTCAAAATTATCATGATTCCCATCAATGAATAGCGTAGTGAATGGTTTATTTTCAAGCAAATCTAACCAATACTTTTCAGTTTTACTTTCTCCGCTGTAATCCCACACAAGACCAAAATCACCAAGAATAATTACCGCATCATCTTTTGTCATTTCCTTCTGCTCTGGAAAAATATCTGTTGAAAATCTTTGTGGGGTTCCATGTATATCACCTGTGATCCAAACCGCCATAACTACCTACCTCTTATCTGCTTTCTTTTCCTTTTTCTCTTTCTGCAACTTCGCTTCTTCAGCTAAATGATTCTCTAACTTTCTTGTGATACTTCTCATTTTGCCTACTGGTTTACATGTAAGTAAGTCCCATATATCCCTCCTTTTAAAACATAATCTGTTTCTCTGCTTCATCTCTGTCTAAGAATACATTCTTACCAATACTCTTTTCCGTAAAATTAGCATTATAGAAATTGCCATTCGCATACCGCCCTTTAACTGAAAATGAGAATTTGCTAATATATGTCATTCTTGTAACTCTACACTCAATAACTTCTTCATTACCACAACCATATTTCGTAATAACGTATACTGTGTCATTTACTTTGATATTTGGCTGCAACTCCAAAATACTTAATATCCTTTTAAATCCTTCAAGTGTATCTTCTCTATCCTCATGGTTAACGATGCTCTTAAACGCCATGTTATGAGGATTATCTAACTGATATTTTATAAATTCTCTTGATAAATCCATGCATCACCTCAAAATTCCTGATTTTTCTCCACCCCCATTCTCTGCAATTTATATTTACTGATAACGGGATTTCTTTCTTTTCTAATGCTACAATCATCTTTTCTAGATCTGCAACAACTCTCTCTTGATATTTACATACACTTGATTTATTGCAAGTTGAGCAATTTCTACTATTGCTTGTCTCAATATGTACTGTTTCTATTATTTTCACCTCCTCTAATACTCCCAATGCCCATAAACAAAAGACCCTAAGTATCTTCCACATTTTTTACAATATAAACTGTATTCTACTTCAGTTATGATGCCATTAATATCTTCTCTACTTACATTTCTATGTTCTGTTTCTTCACATCCACAAGCACAATCTAAGGGTAAAGAATCCATACACTATCACCTCCTAAAACTCACCCAATGAAATAAGAAATTCAAGTCTAAAATAACAGTCTTTTCTTCTTCCTTGGTTCACAAAATTCTCTATCCAATCTCTTAATCAATTCAATATCTGCAACGTGATTTTTCTTACCGCTATTTCTGAAATCATAAATCTTATATGCTTCGTCATAAACTTCATTCAAAATACCTAAATCATTACAAATGCAGCGCAACTCTGTAACACCCTCTAACTGGCTATTGGACATATTTTGATTTCCTTCTTTATCTCCACTTGCTACATAAAACCACCAATCGGCTCTGATCTGTAGGTATGCCAATTCTTCTGCAAATTTCTTAATCAACTTTTTCTTTGTAATAAATAATCTCACTACAACATTCTCCCTTTCCCTAAAATTTAGTTTCAAACTATTTCTACTCTACATTACTACCACAATTTATTATGTAATCCTTTTCTAAATACTTCATCTTTTAATCTGTAATATCTCGGATTATCTAATTCCAAATGTTTTAATGTGGCATCCAGACAATTTTTCAATTTTCTCTGATTAGTAAAAAAATCAGACGTCTCTACAGAATAACTAATGCCTTTAACTGAAAAACATATATAAACTCTAAAATACCAGTGATACTTTCCAAATTCATCCTCACAATCTCTTTCAAAACCATATATCTTTTTCTTGTATAAAATTTCTGCCATATTACCTCCTCGCTTTCGCCAAATGAAATTTCGGTTTCAACTACTTTTAAAAACATCTTTCTGTGTATCTTTTATCAACGAATAATTCATCTTTACTATGAGGATTTTTTAGATCACTACTGTTAAGAGAAACTGGATTACCATAATATCCATCCCAGGAACCACAACCCCAAACTCTTACAGTACCATCCATATAGATATAATCAATCCGATAAGCAGGTTTATCACAACATTGCCACCAAGATATAACAAAACAATTATCCTTATTTACATTCTTCAAATGTTCTGGTATTGAATACCAAATATCACAAGCATCTTGAATTTCTTGTAATGTATGTCCATCATTAAGCATTTCGTTAGCCTTGTTTATTCTTTCATGCCTATCTTCATGCTCTAAGCATCTTCCTTCTGAATCAAATAATTCGCCACAATCTGAACACTTATATTTGATCACTTTCTCCACAATAACACCTCCTTCGCCGATTGAAATCGTGCTTTCATCACCCTAAAGTAACAACTGTTCTCTCAGGAATAATCTGCTTTGGAATAACTTTCTTAATAATCTTATTTACCACCAATTTATCATACTCATAGTTATATTCGCTAAAATAAGATCCGCTACGTGTAATTTCTGAAGTAACTGCAATATCAAACATTTTTACTACATTCCATTTATCATCAAACTCACACAACACTCCAATATCCGTTCTGTACTGATATTTTCCTTCGTCTATCCAGTCACCCTCATCTATGACTTTCACACCATAATTAGCACCATTTACTTCTTCTCCAATGTCTTCAAGAAAACTTTCATTATCAAATTCTCCAACAATTTTCTTTGCGCCTTCTAAAGACATTTCAGTAAGTTCATCATAATTAAGTTTTAATTCTACCATCTTATTCTCCTTATCTTTCTTTACGCCTGAAATTTATAATTCCATAATCATCTAACGCTCTTAAAATATCAGAAGGGTATAAATTTTCATGACAGCATACGGACTTTCCATTTATAAATAGCTCATCATCGAAATCTTCAACAAGTAAAATTTCTGGAATATCCTTGTGTTCTAAAGATTCAATATTATCACACGCAATATCTACTAATTCTTCAAACACAGGATGCAGTCTACTATATACTTCTTCTCTCATTGTTGACATATATATTAATTCTCCTTATATATTTAATGATGTTAAAAGAAGTCTCCCATACTCATATGCTGACACCAGACTCCTAATCATGGATTCTGTAAAATGCTTTTTACATAAAACATTTTCTAATTCTTCCACCGCATCTGCACTTATGTCTTTCATCATATGAGAAGTTTTAATAAAATCTACAAATCTCTCATCATCACATGGATGCAGAAGACTATTGTTTGCATTTTCAACATATAAAAATAACTTCTTTTTACTTTCTGCGTTCATATGTATTAATTCTCCTTATTTTTACTTAATTTTTCTCCACAAACCTGCAATGCATACATGCAGATAAAATATCTCTGATGAATACATTTACCGGCATTCCATAGATAACTTTCACAAGGATCATCAAAATCTTCCAAATTACTATTTCTCAAAAACACAATCCAGTCATACTCATCTGAGTTTTCTAATGCTCTTTTCGTAAAATAAAGGATATCTTTTACTTCATTAATATCATTTTCAGTACAAAGTTTATCTATATGAGAATCATGAATATATGTACTTTCTTTAAAAAAATTGATAATTTTTTGGATAATCTTATCATCTAAATCGTATAAATCTTCAAGATGTTCTTTTAGCCAATCGTAAATATCTTCTTCACATTTACTTTCATCAAAAACTCTTAAAGACTCTCTGCTCTCATGATTTAACTTCTCCATCTGATAACCAATATTGTCATATTGCAGATTATAGACACTACCTGTCCAAGTCATATTATCAAATGCGAACTGTCCGTAATCTCCATACACAAACATATTGCAGCCATCACGATACAAACAAACTTTCTGATATTGACTTCCTGGCTTTCTTAACATCCAGAACGCTTTGTTATCATCTATAATCTGCTCAGATGCTTCCCATGTTGCAAATTCTTTTATGTAATGTTCCGATTCTTTTATGTGGTCTACTAATTTTTTAATGTTTCTACCTCCTTGTAAATTTCTTAACTTTGCATTAAAAATATTCCTTATTATTCCATTCTCAAATTTTATGTGTTATAATCCCCTTATCAGGAGGTGAACATATGGACAATCAACAACTTGCTCATGATTTAGCAATTGCTAAATTGTCAGGAACCAATTTACCACCAGATAAAGCCGTTGAACAGTATAGGAAATTGTACTCTGAATTTTCTGAATATCTGTCTAACGAATCAAAATCACAAAAGACACGTACTGCTCAAATAATGAGTAGTCCATTTTAAGCATCTAACTGAGGGTTATTGAAAGACTTCTTTCTTTAATCCTCTTTTAGTAAACATCTACCACTTGAAACCAAGAATTTATTGCTAAATCGGGTCTCCATGAGCTAACATGTACTCACAGCATCCAAGTAAATATTCTCCAAAAGATTTTATGTCTTGTTCATTGATACTAAATCTAAATCCTTTATCGTTATAATCAAACAACACAAAATTGTAATAAGTATGAACAACATCTTCTTCATCATCTTCACATCCAACATTTGTCCAAGTATGCTTAAAAATAGTCCAGTTTGTACCCATGCCCAATGGTAAAATTTCATTACCTATCAACGGAATCTCTTTATCATCTTTTCTTTTGAATACTTCTACACCATTTGCCAATAGCAAACATCTTTGTCCAACTTCATCAATTTCAGAACACTCATCACAATGCTCATAAAACATTATTTCAGACTCCCACTGGTCTTCAGGTTCAAATTTCCATTGTTTGATTACTGCATAACTATAATAGACCTTATAAACATCTGACCAAGTCTTTGGAGATTCATCACTAAAACTATGACAAAATGATTGTCTTGGATAGAATCTAAAGATTAAACGTTCATCATCTGATTGTTCAATTATGTAATCAATTTTTCTCTTTTTTCTCATAAAATAACCTTTCATTCACAAAATCAATTATCATTTTTGCTCAAAATCTTCTTTATTTTCTTTTTCTGCTTCTTAGATAATGTTTCAAAATCAAGTTTGAAACTGTTGCAATTTTCACTTCTATCATACCCGTCTTCACAATCATATGAATTACGATATACACAATAATTACATTCACTCATATTTAATTTAACCTCCGTTCTAAATAATACGTTTTCTGCATAGCTTTCTACACATTTTGGTGATATAATTCTCTAAACAGCAAATCAAATTACCAATTAAGGAGAATACATATGGACGCATATATTACTGCAATAAAAGATATTCTTGTTATTTTTTCACCAATAATTGTGGCATACATAAGCTACAGAAGTAATAAAAAGACCAAACACGACATACATCTCGAACTTGAAAAAAGTTTAAAAGAAAAAGATGCCGATACTTCTCAAATATTAACCAAAATAAATGCTGAATTAGAAAGCCAAAAACAATTAATTAGTTGGAACAATTCGATGCCAAAATCAGATAAATATGTTGAACAAATCGAAATACTGCGATATGGAAACATTGCTGGCTTACCAGATTTAACTTTTAAAGTTTCTTCATATATCGAGCGAAACAATTTACAATTACAAGAACTCTTGGATATACATGATATGCTTTTGAAAATAAAACTACCACTGAATGAAGATGAGTTATATCCTTATGAGATTCCAATTATAATTGATTTTCTCAAATTACTTCATACCATAGAAGAAAAAATAGATGTTCTTAACAACTAATATTATTAAGTTCATTCAAGCAGATGCTATAAGATAAAATTGTATCATCTGCTTGAAACTCTGGATTTATTGATTATTCTTTCGTAGCTCCATTCTATCAATATTGCTTTTTTAATTTTTCACTTCCACTTTTTTAGATTATGTAGTATAATATACGTTAAATATTTTCGAAAGGTTGTGAATTCATGCAAGGTGGATTTCAATGTCCTTATTGTGGCATGATGATGTCATTATCAGAATCAACTTATAGTACACAGTATCCAAGCTTTGAAAATGCTGGAGGGTATTATCATCTTTCTCCTGGCAAAGAAAAAGTTGAAAAATCGTGTTTACAAATTGACTTTTATAAATGCCCCAACTGTAACCAGTATAGTATTATTGCAAATGGTATTGGTACAGATGTAAGAGATGTTCATGTTTCAATTCGCCCAATATCATCCGCAAAGCAATTTCCTGATTACATACCAAAAGGAATCCGCCAAGACTATGAAGAGGCTTGTGCTATTGTATCATTAAGTCCAAAGGCATCCGCTACTCTTTCACGCCGTTGCTTGCAAGGTATGATTCGTGACTTTTGGAATATTAAAGAATCAAATCTCTCAAAAGCCATAGAAAAACTTGAAGAAAAAATTCCAGTTCCACAATGGAATGTTATTGATGGAGTTCGTAGGATTGGTAATATTGGTGCCCACATGGAAAAAGACATTAATCTCATTGTTGATATTGATCCTAATGAAGCACAAAAACTCATAAAACTTATTGAACATCTATTAGAACAATGGTATATCAACCGCCATGAGCAAGAGCGACTTTACGCTGATATAATTGGTATTGATAAATCAAAACAATCTGAGCGAAAGAAAAATTGAGTAGGAAACTACTCTTTTTCTTTTGTACATGGATCATTTTCGGCAAGAAGTTTCCCATCAAAATCCCAGTACTGTTTTACTTCTCTACACTTATCTTCTGCCGTACCTTCTCCTCGTAATGCTATGGTTTCTATCACCTGTATTACCCTTGCATTATCTGTACCTCTTGGTCTTGCCATACTATCACCTTCATTCTAAATAAATTGTTACAATTGCCATAGTTTCTTTGCTGGTGCCATCCATTCAATCCAGCTATGAGGAATTATTAGCAAAGCATCACTTCCATTAAGTCTAAAATAAATGCTTGTACTTGTTTGATTCTCTATTCTTCCACAAAATTCTTTTGTAATTGTGGTTAAATGCAGTTCACAAATATACCTTTCTTTTATACTCACTATGTAATAAATTTCTGGTTTTTTAAGAACCTGTATTGGCTGATTTGTCATCTGTTTCAATATACTTTCTAATTCTCTCTCCATGTCCTTCTCCTCAACCGATAAAAGAAAAATTTTATATGTTCCCACGCCAAACACCTTTACATATCTAATTATTTACTTTATAATAAAATTGGAGGTGAAATATATGTCACGCAAAAATATTATTCAAATCATTTCTTTTTCCATAACTATATTATTATCTTCATTTTTACCAACATTTTTATCAACTTATTTAAATATGAATTCTACACTTATTGCAATACTAGTTACTCTTATACTGATATTGATACTTTCTATAATATATTTATGTATTGAGTTCTTCTCCAAAAGAACTCAATCAGATCAAATTATTTCAAATAATTCATCTAAAATTATTATTAACAATGTTCATAATGACTTACTAGGAATATCAAATTTACATAAGTTAAGAATTTATGCTATATCAACATCCAACTTATTATCTTATTTTCAAAAAGAAACTTTTTTTGTTGATCACTGTGAAATATTAATTAGATTTACGAATGATTCACATTACTGTTCTGACTCATATAAAGCAGAAATAGAGGCGAAAATATCCTTATGGAAACAATTAGTTGACTCTGGAAGAATCAAACATCTTACCATAATAGGTTATAACAATCTTCCTGATAATTATTTTGTAATTTTTGATGATATTTTAATGTTTACGGATATTGTTGACTTCTCCTCTACTGATGTATCTGGTCAGAAAATGTTAATCAAACCTTGTTGGTATTCTTCAAAAGATGATTCACAAAAAGAGATTATACATAGATATATCAACCATTTTGATAACTACATAAATTATTATGCTAATTCATCTACTGGAAAAATTTTTTGTAATAACTACATTAGAAGCGAGTAAATAACTTGCTTCTTTTTTATATTGTTTATTTTCTTTCCCCAATGAAAGAGTTGTTTCAAAACTAATCTTTTACTCCACCATATTGACTAATATCCTCTAAATCCTTATAATTAATAGATAATATAATATAGGAGAGTATTTAACATGATATTTTTATTAACGACTGGCGTTTATATTTTTATAATTGGACTTGCTATACTCATTTGTTTGTTTTTAAAAATATATGAACAAAGAAAAATCAAAAAGCAACGAATTAATTTTCTCTCAAAAAACGAATTATGTAATAATGATACATACATTTATCAAAATTTATATGAAATATATACAAGTACTTTTTCACATTATTTAACATATTCTTTTGGTCACTTTTCAAATATTTTATTAAACATTTATAGTATTATATTTTCAATTACTGCATTATCTATGGTATCTTTTGATATAGCAGATGATATTACACAAGTTGTATCATTATTATCCACTTTTTTTGTGGTCACATTGGTGTTTTCACGTCTTGATGAAAGAAGTAAAAGGCATTACACAAACTGGAAAAATTGCGAAAATTTCATTACAAAAATATCCCATATTGCTTCTATTTACACCGATGATAATAAGAAAGTTGACGAAATATATGCCATTATCAAATCATATCATGAAAATTATAGTGATCTGCTTTAAAATGAAAATTCTATTCCTCTTCATCCTTTGTATAATCTCCTAACCTAGAACCACAGTTAGGGCAATGCTTCATGTATTCGTCATGTCCATTATCTTTGTTACAAACAGGGCAGATCATTCTTGCACCAATACAACCACCTTTATCATTTCTTATTAATATTCTTCTCCAATTACCTAGAATTTCTGCTTTTGGATTGCTCTTTAAATACCCTCTGATAAGTGTCAATTTTAATTTTTCGCCACGAATAGCAGTAAAATCACAGAACATTCCAAGTATTTCAGTATCTTCATGCGTCATTGCATGAAAATTGACACTATCATTTTCCTGTGATAAATTCTGTTTACCATTAGTAAATATCATCTGATACACTTCATCTTCTGCTTTGGTCATAATTAAATCCCCCCCTTTTAGTATAGTTTACCCTTGTTGACGTACAAGGAAGGTTCTTCGCTACCGCCTGTCGTAAACGCCATTCCTACCGTTTTTAGGGAGTCGTTAGAATTGGTAAGGCAACTATCTCCCGAATGAATCAATCACCATCCATGTTAATCACCTCCTGCCATAAAACCGATGTTTTAAGTCTAATAATTCGTAATCAACACTTCTACATCTTGACTCTTATCTTTCTTTTGATAATTACAATTACTATAATTACCATTTAAATAATGAATGTTATACTTATTTTTCCATTTGTCCAAAAGTGGATTTTCATATTTAAGATTATTGCTTAATGCAAATCTAACGCCTTTTTCATTTAACATATCTAATACTGACAATAATTTCTTTTCATGTTCCTCAGTCCAACCGTTCTGCTCGTTATAAGTTGCTACACTATTGAAGTATGGCGGATCACAATATACAAAATCTTTGCTATCTAATTCCGAAAAATCAAACCTTTCAAATGGAATATTTAGAAATACACAGTCTATTACATTAATCCTTTTATGAAAATCAATAAATTTCTGTCTTAATGCAGGATTAAAACTACTCCTATCTTTACCAAATGGCATATTATAATCGCCATTTTTGTTAAAACGTATTTGATTATTAAATGCATAACAAAGCAATGTATAAAACTTCATTGCGGATTTAGTTCTTTTATTATAATCTTCTCTAAGTTGCAAATATCCTTCCTTATTTTCTTTTGTTAGGTTGTATTTTTCTATGTATTTATCAATTTCAGCAAGAATTTTATCAATATCGCTTCCAGATAGGCATCTTAGGAATTTTACTACTGGTTCACATATATCGTTATAAATAATATGTTCTGCTTCTACATTCACACCAACATTAAATCCGCCTCCAAATAAATCAACAAACGTGTGAATATCCTTTGGGAATAGCGGTAATATTTCTTTTAACAATTTATACTTTCCACCTACATAATTGAGTGGACTTTTTATGTACTTTTCTTCTTTCAAATAACTTTAGGAGTAAATCCGGATTTATTCTGCGCAGAAACCTCATTTCCTCCTAATCTTTTTCTTTATTTGCTTTGCATATGCTTATTTGTTACTTCTACTTCTCAACTATCAATGAATCGAAATTTTTATCGAACTAGTAAGCCTATAATTTCATTTTCTGCTAAATCCAAAGCTAAGTTCTTCATTTTAATAAATGTATCAATTAATTGTTCTTTTGACTGTATTTTTATTTCTTTATATGTTTTTGTAATATCAAATTTTAAGTGTTGAACCAATGTCATAATTCCAAACTGTAATCTATCTATTTCAGTTGGATTAGTAATAATCATATATGTACTTCCACGATTTTTACAATTAACATAATCATAGTTATCCCCAACCTTAAACTCATCTCTATCAACATTATTTCCAGAAAACTCATACATAGAGCCTTCTTTATATCCCTCATTTGTTTCAGCTACGAATTTTAATATTTTCATTAAAATATCTCCCTTTAATTTTTTAATCAGTCAATAAAATTGGCTTTTCAACTGTTACCATAAATATTAAGTTCTTTCATCGTCCACATAATTATCTTCACACTCTTTGCCTGACCAACAACCTATATTGCAATCCCACTCTCCTTCCTGTTCGTTATATTCTCCATGAATACAATCTTCACATCTAAAAGGTTCAAACACGAATATCTTTCTCCCTTAAATATTCCATAACTCTCTTTCTGCCAACATTAAATATCCCATTGTCGTTTTCTATACAAATAACTTTCCTATTCGTATTGATAGCAGCTATTCCAGTTGTCATACTACCAGCACAAGAATCAAGTATTATTTCTCCTTCATTTGTGTAAGTTTTAATCAAATATTCAATTAAAGCCACTGGTTTTTGTGTTGGATGCAACGATGAATTTTGAGTATCTGTAGAAAATACTTGAATGCTTCTTGGATAACGCTCTGTAGACTCATATGTATAATCATTTTTCATTTCACCATACACTTCTGTCTGCAAATCCTTACTTCGATAAGACTTTTTCATCTTATGTCCATATGTTTTTTGAGGATTATATGTACATTGCTTCTTATAAAAGACGCTAATCAACTCATGATTTCTCATTGGTTGTTTTTTAGCATTTAAAAAACCTGTTCCTTTTACCTTGTCCCATATCCAATCATACTTATAGTTTTTCAAATTACTTAACCTCAAATGACTGGAAAACGGTTCTGTGCCAAATAGCACTATTGCTCCATTATCTTTAATAATTCTGTTATACTGTTTCCATAATGGTTCAAATGGAATTATCGTATCCCATTTACATTGTGTTGTACCATATGGTAAATCTGTTATGATACAATCAATAGATTTATCAGAAATATTATCCATCAATTCCAGACAATCACCTTGCCATAATTCGATGTCTTTCATATCAGACACCACCCTTACAGCAATTTAACCTATCAATAACTATATCAAAATACTCTTTGTCAATTTCATACCCCAAATATTTTCTATCTAATTCTTTTGCAGCTACTAACGTAGAGCCTGTACCACAAAAAGGATCAAATACAACATCATCTTTATTACTAGAATTGTTAATATAAAATTTTAATAGAGCAACGGGTTTCTCACAGGGATGTGTTTTATTACCGATAATATTATCAAATTGATGTACTGTTTTGCTTCTACCAATATCATGAATCCACTTTGCTTTTCCTTTTCTGAGGAATAGCACATATTCGCAATTTTTCATATAATATTGAGAAGGTGTACAATTATTCTTCTGCCAGCAAAGTAAATTATGTAACTTAAATCCAACTTTTAGAGATTCATTCAACATTTCGGTTAAATTTAACACATTTGTAAAAATATAGGCATGACTTCCTTGTTTTAAAACTTTATATACTTCTGGCATCCAATCTGATATCTTAATATTTTGATGGGCAAATAATTTTCTATTCCCACTTAACATACCCTTTGGGCGTTCTGAATTTTTACCATTACTATCTCCACCTGTAATTGTTTTATATGGAGGATCAGTAACTAATAAATCTATACATTCAGATTCCATATTTTTCATTGCTTCTATAGAATCTGTATTTATCACTTTATTTAGTTCCAATAATTTTTTCCCAGAAAGGCATGATCATCTCACGGCTGCAGCACCTTTGTTCCTTTCTGTGTTATTTTTTACTCAATTAGATATTTGAAAGACAATGGACACCCACCATCTATATCTCCTCCAAGACACTCTCCACCACATAAGCCACACCTATATTCTGAATATCCAGTGTCATACTCATAGTAACTTTGTTCGCAATATTCGCACTCTTCCCAGTTCTGTTCATAAATTTCTTCCATACAAACTATGCCCTTTTATCTGCAATACATTTAATCTGATTTTCAATCTGTCGATATGTATCATTCGCAGTTAAAATACTTAATACAGCACTGGAAAGCATATTCTTTGTTGAAGAATCAAAGGTGTCCTTCATAGTTTTATTTATGTCTTTTCTAATTCCATCCATAAATTTATCCAAATCAGCTTTAATCAAATCATCTACATTGAAAGATCTGTTAATATATTCTTCAAAAGACACCTGTTCGAAATCATCTGAGTACGAAGATGTTCTTCCTTTCTTCTTTGCCTTTAATGTCTTAGATTCAAGACGATCCTTTAATTCTTTTTTGATGTACTGCTCTACTGTATACTCTTTCTGTTCCTCATCATCCCAATAACTATTACCACCAACCTTGATTACAGTATTTTTAATATACTCATCTACAAATTTCTGAAAGTTTGAGGATACTGCATTATTTATTTCTTTCTTTGCCAACTCTTCAATTGTTTTATTTACACTCTTTTTTACTTGCTCTTTAATAATTGTTTCAATATTATTTTCTGTAGTCTCTTTTACCAAAGATTCTAAATTTTCTAAATCAATTGTTACTTTCAAAATATTCCTCCTTAAATTTTGCTTTGAAACAGATTTTTCATTTAATTAATCAAAAATCTTACGGTCACATTTAATGACTCTAATAGATGTAATCATACTTAATAATTCTCTCACAGATGAGATATCAATATCACATTTCTCACCAGAATCATCATAAAAGGCTACTGTTCTATATCCATCTTCTGCAATCCTAAAACCATGTGAATTTTCCTCAAACCACTCTTCAAACATATCCTCTATTGATTCTACCTGATCAAAGAAAATAGAAGAGAAACTTCCTTCTGATTCGTATTCCACAGTAATAAATCTTTTAAATCCATCTTCTGCTACCAAAAGAATTTCATACTCAACATCATAATGAACATTACTACATCTATCCACATAAGAATCTATAACAGTCGGTTTAGTTGAACAATGATCCTTTACTTTATATGGAATAAAATATCTTGTTCCACTTCTCAAATCCATACTTTCACGATCCATAAAATTGCAATGTTTCTCAATAAGTTTAATGTCATTCCTTAATTTATCAAAAATTTCCGTATTCCCATTTTGTGTATCAATTTTAAAATAAGATTCAACAGTTTTATCATCTTTAATCATACCAACACAAGTTGCATAAGCATGTCCATACCATTCACATCCATCTCTAATTTCAATTACTGTTGTATTACCTAAACCTGTGTATTCTGGAATATTTTCATATGATACCATTTCAATAATCTTACTCATGTATTATTCCTTTCCCCACTTGACCACCTATCAGAATGCTCAAGTCACAAACTTGAACATTCCCAAGAAAGAAGGTTAAAATGAAAGCAACAAAATTTATCTGATTGAATGATTGAACACTCTGGTAGATAGTCAAGTGTATATTGCTTTTAATTTTTAATACCTAATTTCCATATGTATACGCAAACTTTTCCGATTACATATACTGCTTTAATAATTAGAATATATAAATAAGTAGGAATTAGTAATATACAAATAACTATGTCCAATAGAATACCAAACCAATTTTTATCACTAAATATATCAGCAATAAAACACTTCAATGATTCTGTAATCAAAATATTTTTATTTTCAGATTCAATCGCAAACCATAATAGAACAAATATTGAACAAACGAACCATATCCCTATAAACGCACAACATAAATTCATCATACTTTTCACCTCTTTTCTTCCTTGAAATCTCGATTTCATCACTCTACTTCGATTAACACTTCTCCATCTTCATCAAGTAGCTTTTCACCTTTTTCAAGATAAACTATTCTATCTGTCATTGATTCTGAAAAACTCATTGCCTGTAAAAAATATTTAAACTCATCTAACAGCCAATCAATTCTTCCTATTTCTTCTTCATCTCCAGTGAAAGTTTTCTTTAGTGAAACAGCTTCACCATTCTCGTTTGTAAAAGAGAATGATATTTTACCAATTATTTCTTTGCTATTCATTTTAATTTACCTCACATCTCAAAATCAGTTTATCCATATTAAATCCTGCTGCTCCTCTGTGACCTCCACCACCATATTTCTTTGCAATTTCAGATACATCCACAGTTTTTGAATACATACTATATGTCCATGTACCATTTCTTCCATTAAATGAAAATGGCATCAATATATCATAGGAACCATCATCTACAGATTTAAACCAATCACTACCAGCTAGCCCAATATTCATTGCATATACTTTATGACCTTCAAACTCTGTTTCAAAACCCTTAGATTTACAGTATTCTTTTGCAAAACTATCACGATACTTGATGATTACTTTTCCTTCTTCAATATATTTATTCTCCGCATCATCATCTAAAAGGTTATACCAAATCTCGTTATCTGGGCTTTTATCGTATGCATCAAATCCCATATGGAAATATCTTGTATCAGCACCATATTCAAAAGCCCATACATCATAATCAGCAATATATTTTGTAAACATAGGTGCATCTTTTGTCATAGAAATATCAAATTTTTTCGGATTGCCACCTCCTCTTTCAGTCATATGATGTAACCAACAATATGTAAGCATACAAGCGGCTATCCCGTCATATCTAATTCCACGAATAGGAATTTCAAAATCCGTATATCTTTCTATTGCTGATTTATGATGATCAATCCAGGTTACATCTTTTGTTATTTCTAACAGTTTTCTCATTTCGTCTGGCATAATTGAATAGTCAACAATATATACCTGTTCATTAGGATTTATCTTGTCAAAAGAAAATTCCATTCCATAATTGATAGGAATAAATTCTGACTCATATCCATCATATACTCCTGCACTTAAATACACCCAAAATGCAGCACATTTCCCATCATCATCTACATGATAAAAACACTTCAAATTATCAAACCCTCCTTAAAATTTTATCCAACCATCTCTAACACCTGTCATCCAATAAACCAAATCATCTTTATTATTTTCTAATTCTCCATCTATAACACGTTTCAGTATCTCATTTAACCAATACCCAATATCTTTACCTTCTTTGAGTTTCATCACCTCTTTTACATCGTTACCATTAACCGCTAAATCCTTTAATGAGAAACAAGATTTCTCAGATAATATTTCTTCAAGAATATTTTCTATATTATTTACTTTCTCTATCCGAGATTCTTCATAATCCGGTTTCTGCCCTTTAATATCTGCTTTTCTGATCTCCAGCAACCGTCTAAATTGTTTTTCACCAATTTTATTGAGCCATCTCTTAACGTACTTATTTCCTACTTCAAAAGTCGCATCATGATAATAAACAAGTTCTACTACATTATTTCTCGTTTCATTATCAAACCTAAGACGTTTCATAATAGAGTCTGTAATTTCAGCACTTACCTTTCCGCGACCTTTAAAATGTCTAATACCATCTTCTCCATCTTGGTAGGAATGTGGTTTGCCGAAATCATGAAAGAAAACAGCAAGTCTAACCACTAAATCATCAGACTCACATTTCTCTATTGCATGGACTGTATGATCGAATACATCATATGCATGATATGGATTATTTTGTTGGAAACCTATCAAGTCTTTTAATTCTGGGATAAATAAGGAAAATACGTTTGGATATAAAACTAATTCAACACAGAATTGTTCAGAAGCGACTATTTTACAAAATTCACTATTAATTCTCTCAATTGAGATGTTCTTTAGTCTGTCATATTGTCGTTCTATTTCAAACATTGTTTCTGGGAGTCCTGCAAAACCTAGTTGTGCTTCAAATCTTATTGCTCTCAATATCCTCAAAGCGTCTTCGTTGAACCTGTCTTCTGCGGAGCCAACGCATCGAATCTTTTTATATTTGATATCCTCCATGCCATTAAACGGATCAATTAAACCAGTTTTAGGATTGTATGCCATAGCATTAATCGTAAAATCTCTTCTCCGTAAATCTTCAACCAGATTCTTTGTAAATGTTACATTATCAGGTCTACGATTATCAGAATAATCTCCATCAATCCGATAAGTTGTAACTTCAAATGGTTCTTTATTTATCAGAATCGTTACTGTACCGTGTTGCAAACCAGTAGGAATAATTTCTTCATCAGGAAACGCTTTTAATATCTCATCTGGTGTGGCAGATGTGCAAATATCATAGTCGTGAGGTTTTCTTCCCAATACGCTATCTCTTACACATCCACCCACCATATATGCCTCATGTCCGCATTTCTCTAATTCCTGTATGATGTAATTTACTGGTGCCGGAACTTCTACGTTAATTCTTTTCATCAATATTTACCTCAATTTGTGGAGTTTCAATAAACTTAGCCAATAATCCTTCGTGGTAAAAAATTTTGTCATTTTCAGTAATATCTTCTCCAAGAAACTTTCTTAAAACAAATGGTAACGCATAATTATCTAAACATTTAAACTCTATCTCTGTATTACCATTCTCATCAATAATTTCTTTATAATATCCATCTGTCCTAACAATTTTATGAAGTATAAACAATTCTGTTTTTAACGGAACAGACATATCTTTCATGCCATTGCGAATTGCAAACACGATTCTTTCTTGTTTATTTTTGTCCATATCAGACACATCAACCACAATTTCATCATTGGAAAAGAATACAACTCGATCCATTGAAATAAACACTTCTGTTAAATATGTCAATGCACCATCCATAAGGTATTTTTCATATGTGATATGTCTCTTAGGATTACAATTACCCAAAATAACCTGACGAATATATTTACTATTGATTATGTGCTGATTACCTGTATATCTCCCAATAAACTCTTCCCAAGATTCTGCTCCACCAAAAATATCTGAATTGTAATGATGTAAAGAAGAAAAATTAGCTTTTCTCATATCAATGCTGATAAAACATTTACCATCATTTGAAGACTTAAATATATCTTTATTTGGAAGATTTTTATGTGTAACAGCATACTTGTTCATATCCTCTTCATTAAACTTATGATATGCTTCTGTATTTTTAATATCCAAAATAGCAGCATCTTTTACACGATTGTATTCTTCAAAATAATCCTGTTCACAATTATATTTGGATAGTTCGCTTAAAAAGATATCCCACTTTTTAAGTGTCCCATAGAACTTATCATATAGTGTCAATCTATCAGTAAAATATGGTTCCTGGAATATCCTGATTGGAATATTACGATCTTTACAGAATCTCTCTTTTGCTCTTGTAGACACTTCCATCATACCTCTCCCTTCACAATTCTCTCATTCACATACATCTTAAACTCATTAATTCTTTTATGATCTGGCACATCAGGAAGAGAGGTATTATTTTTAGCATAATCAAATCTCTTCTCATATTCATTCAGTAAATCATAAAATTCAGCAGTCGGTTGCCTATTTTCATCTAAAAACTCACCGTTGCGAATGCTCATAAGCAAGTCATGCTCATCCGTCCTATATGTGATAATTTCTTCTTTTTCAAGAATATCAATACACATCATATATAATCTCAATAAATGAGCACAATGCTTTCCCAATTTATCATGGCTGATTGCTTTCTCGTTTCGTTTGCCAATTTTGTTATAACTGCTTACAATCGCCTTCATTTCATTCCACATACCAGTCCAATCTCTCAGCGGATAATTACGAAGATTAATACTCATAAAGATTTCTGATTCCATATCATCCCTATTTGACGGAGCTGTAAAAAGCCTAAGACTGTCATCTTCTCCAAATGGTACATATCTATAACGAAAATTATATGCTGCATTTTTAATGCTCTTTAATATATATTCTTCATTCTGTGCCTGACCTACTAATCTTGCGGTTTTGTTTTCCATTCTACGAAGTTGGCTACCGGCATATCCTCCAAATGTATGAATACAAATTTTAGATAAGAACATTTTTCTATTTTCCAAAAGTTCTTTTCCAATATTTGATAAACGTAAATAATGTTCTGGCTTGCAGCCTAAAATCTCCACTGTGTTAGGATTGTTGGATGTAAGTAATTGAATCATTTTATTAAATGAATATATCGTAGTGTCAGTATCTGAATTCACGACCTGCTCAAAATCTGTTCCTAACAGAATGTCTTTCTTAGAATTTAAGGCGATCCCTCGCACATCTAAGTCAGATCCTTCTTTATCCATTCCATAGGCGTGACTTCCTCCGAGAGTCAAAAGAATGATATTATCATCTAAATTCTTATCTTCTCTCAGGAAGTCATATTCACTTGTTTTCAATTTCTCTTTAATCTGTTCAAGATTCATTCTCTCAATCCTCTCTTTTATCTACATTCTTCAAACACAATAATCTTGAATACAGGTTTAAAATGTGGGGCTTTTGTAATCACTCCCAGTTCTTGAAGTTTTACCAATTCTGCCTTCACCTTATCATGACATTTTTCAATATCAGACACATTAAATATTTCTGTATCAAAACTATATTCATTCCCAGAAGCCAAGATATATCCAAAATATAAATGTGAACCACTCATCGGATCATCAAAAAACTGAATTTCACCCTTGCATTGATTGCAAATATAATCTTCTCCTTCATCTGACCACTTCCAATCTTTAAATTTATCTGTCTCGTTGCCAGTCAAATCATAACCAGCTACAACATAATAATGACTTTCCATGCTCATAACTTCTTTTTCTCCTCCTATGAAATGCAAGATTCATCTGCCATGTTTATCTATGTACTTTTCTACATCATTTTCTAATTCTCTCAATCTTGTAGAGGCATACTGCAACATATGTATTAATCTGTCTTTTTCATGTTTATAATACTCTGTTACCTCATCAATAATTTTAATATCACCTTCTCTTGGCTTATATGAATCACACATATAACATTCGTCTGCAATATTCAAACTAACATTTCCATTCTCATCACCAAATGCTCCATAAGGGCAACTACTTCCCTGAGAACCATCTTTATATTTATTAATAGAAACGCACTCACAATTAGGAAATCTTTCTTTATATGCTAATTTTTCCTGTGGAGAATAAAATCCGTATTGTCTGCATTTTTTATGTGGTAACTCATCTAACTGATAATCAATCCAGTCTTGCGGTTTCATATTATAATCTGCACAAGCCCCATATGAATTACTGTTATATACCAATTCTCTACTTTCAAGTGGAAGACCACTAAGATATTCATACATCTCATCATCATAACGATATCTTTGATCTATGTACTCATCCACAATTTTATCTTTAGGATAATCACTCTTCTTTGTATACTCACCAAAATGCATTTGTCCATATACGGTTTCCATATCCCAAATTGGATTACCTTTTTGAGATTCAGAAAAGCATTCATCACATAATTGCAAACTTGTACTAAAGTTATCAAAAGCACTACCATACCCACTTCCACCAATGCGGATCTGATGTACTTTATCTTTTTTCCGCAAACATTTATAACATAAATTTTTCGTGTCCTTTAATGCTACTATTCCTTTTGAATTCAATATGTATACCTCCCTAAAACCTCACAATATGCACGTCTAATCCATTCTTCTCTGCCAAATCAATCATATGTTTTGTACCTTTGCTCTTGCCATCCCAAAATGCAATCAGCACACCATAATTACCATCTTCCATAGCATACTTAGCCATTTCAGCATTTCTTACATAACCAGCTCTCTTTCCTAATCCATCCCAATCGGCAGAAAACCTTGATAATTCATATCCTACAATTTTTGCATATTGTTCTCCTAACTGATCTGTTCCTCTAGCTGTACCACTAACAATTCTAATCTTACATAAATCATTATGTTTATTTGTAATACCTGATAAAACATCATTGCAGCTATTCATAAGTTTTGGGAAATCATCAAAATCCCTACTACCTGCAATAATTACTCTTAATTCTTTCATCGTTACCCCTTAATCAAAATCGCCATCCAGTATTCACAATCATATACATTACCACCAACTTCTCCAGTATAACCGCAATCTGTCGAAGAAATTTTGTATCCTTGCGAAAGAAATTTTTCTACTTTTTCTTTAAATACCTTTTGGTCATTTTCACTAACAGTTTCTATCATGTATTTATCACCTCTCTCCATATGAATCGCAGATTTCAAAGCTATATTTCTTCTTCACAAACAAACATTTCATCAAATACCTTTAGAACACCTATAAAATCTTCAAGCATTGGCATATATTTTACGTTGATATACTGGTCATCTCTTTCCGTAACAAGTGACACAAATGGAGCAAAAGATGCTTCTCCCTGGTTAAGACACAATACTCCAAGAGCAATACCATCTTTATTCAACTGAAAATGATAGTGATCTTTACTATTCATAATCTTAATAGTTACTTCACATCCGGTTTTCTTTTTTAAAGTTTCCGAAAATACCTTATAATTTTTTACTTTCATAATTTCCATATTATTTTTCTCCTTCTTTTTTCTACTCGAAACATGGGATTTATTGCTTCTTTTCTACCACTAAACTATCTTTCTGAACTGTTGTAATCGCATTTGACAACTCATCTTCTCTTACTTCTATCTGCTGTTCAGTTTTACCATCTGAATTATATCTACCACGCATAGCGGTACCAACAGCTATATAGTTGTCTTTTGTAACTGTGGTTATCGTGTTACAAAGTCCATCAGTCCTAAGAGTATATTCTCTCATATTACATCTACGTTCTTTGATTTTACCAGCCTCATAATCCTTCCTGATTTGTTTTGCATATTCTGTTCTTTGGTATTTAAGTGCTGCTGGCAGCATGTTATTTTCAACAGCATACAAATAACTATATCCTCCAGCATTTCCCAATGGCTGTGCTGTTAAACACATCGCTATTGCATTTGCATCATATACACGGTTACCTTGCCGATATTGTTTACCAAAATTAATTTCTCCAATACCACCTAACAAAACTGGTTCACCACAAGCAGAATTTATTCCACTTGTGGTTTGGTAAAATTTCCTTGATACCTCTCATCAGTACAGACATATGTATCATCATATTGTGCTTTATATAAATGTTCTGCTAACAATGCACAGCAATTTGTAATAATTCCATTACCAGCCTGTTTATAAAGGTGTGTGTCAGCAACACCTATTTCTGCTGCTTTATCGCAATCTTCAAAAGTAAGCCCCATGAGTGTCCAGCACTCTCTTGGAGTAAGTTTACGAATTCTTATAAACTTAGATATGTCTTCAAAAATTAATTGTCTTCTTTTCTTGTTTATGTATTGTTCTGGCGTTGTTCCTTTCCAATAATTTGCATCTAAACAATATGAGATATCTGGCGTTTCCAAAATAGCAGTACCTTCCGCTTTTCTATTACTTACACCTCGGTCTTCTCTTGCCGTAATACAATTTGCATTTTCAAGCACCTGTGGTTCATTCACAGACTTATCTATTCCACATATAATTTTAGGCATATTATTATGTCCTGCTGTGTGTGTCTTAGACACTCCTTCCGGAGAAACCACAATTCCATCTTGTGACGAACTAAGCTGTCCAACTTTTAAAATATCATTCTTTGCTGTATACCAGCCTGTTTTTGCTCCTCCACCTCCAGCTTCAGATTTTAAAGTCCTAGCAACATTATCTGAATAAATTCTGTTTGCATCTCCATTATAACCATTTATATATCCAAGTTGATGAAGTTCATTATCTTCTTTACAAAACTGTGACAAGTCAATCGTTTTAAGAAATTCCTGAACTTTTTCATCTGGTAAATAGTATTTCTCGTCAACTTGATTCTCTAAAACATCTTTCAATCGGATACCAGCATCAAATGGAACAGGAAACTCATACTTGCCATTATCAATATCTTTTCTTATAGATATTACAAATACTCTTTCTCTTGATTGAGGAATTCCACAATCTTTTCCGTTTATCACAGACCAATAAGAATTAAATCCCAACTCATCTAATACATCCATTAGATCATTAAAATCAGCAATGAATTTCTTACTTACCAGATTTTTAACATTCTCAAACATTATGTATTGTGGAAGTTTATTATTTTCTTTTGCTTTGCTTAGAAGTCTAATATTATCCCACAACAAGCTACTTCTTGTTCCGCTATCTGGTTTTAATCCTTTCATCTTACCAGCCACAGAAATTGACTGGCAAGGAAAGCTAACAGTCCAAAAATCCGCATATGGTAAATCTTCAATCTTTGTAATATCACCGAGATTCTGTGTTAGCTTACAAGCTAACCAATACTTCTCTAAATCATTTTTCTTTCTCTTTATTAGTTTAAACCAATCAAAATATTTATCCTTTTCTGGTTCATATCCTAAATTGATATCAGTTAAATACTGCGCCATTTCCTCTCTTGAAGGATAAGCTGTATATGTATCAACCATTTCATTTGTCATTCCACAATGAATAGTCGCATATGACAAAACTGACTCTTTATTAATATCTGATGTATTTAAAACTTTAATATCAAACAATCCCGAATCTCTAAATCCACGTTCCTGGCATCCAATACCAGAGAACAAAATATTTGCTGTTAATTTTACTCTTTCTCTCAA